GTGCGTTTGCGAGATGTTGATGTGGAAGTGATTGTTGTCCGAAGATTTACAAACTTTGTCACGGAAGAAAAAGTTGATCAATTAGGACAAGAACTAGTCGCATGGGTTCAGAAGAATCAAGAGTATACAAATAATACTCGAGTAAAAGGACCTGTTCGTGTAGCAAGATTTGATCCAATGTGGACAATACCTTTTCTTCGTAGAAATGAAATACATTTATTAGTAGATATTTAAATGAAAGATCATAATCACATAGTGAAATATATTGATACTCCAGGTTATCGTGGAGATGACCGCAGAAGACCAGAAAATTCTCCAAGAGTCCCGTGTATGGTTCCTGTTACTGTTGATGATGAATCGCCAGATAAGGAACCATATTATGGAAAGGTAATGAACATCGGCCATGGAGGTTGTAAACTATTCACACATGAATTAGTGAATCAATCTGCTTTATTGAAAATTACCTTCTATTTGCAACGAGGTGAAGATTTTCATAAGTGTACACCAATCACTGGTCGTGTAGTCCATGTACATGGAAAAGGATCAAATTATGTTGTGAATGTAGATTTTCGTGGTGCGATACACTATGAGCATGGTATTCAAGAACTAATTGACATTAATTCAAAAAAATGAAAACTAAACACAATCAAAGAAAAGAAGAACGCTTTCGAGTTTTACTTCCTGCTCGATTGACAGCAACTCATATTTCAGATTTAGTTCGTGTTGTAGATATCAGTATTATTGGTTGTCGATTCATGACAACCAAAAATTTAAATCTTCAAGCATCTACAACATTACATTTTTATCGAACTGATGAAATAATTGACCCTAAAACAGATGAGATTAGAGTTCAACATCATCCATGTAATGATATTTCTTGCCGTGTAGTTCGTAAATTTAAATCACAACAAGAAGGCACAAATGTTTTTGGTGTTGAATTTATGGGTGTGGTCTTACCAGAACATTGTATAACTCAAATCATTGGTGAACTCGAAGTAGTTCGTAAAGATAATCGAGCAGCCTCTATAAAAAAATGAAATCTATATTACTCTTTTTGTGTATGTTGTTGTTCACTACTTCAGCATACACAAAAGAGACACTGACTATTACATCCCCACAGCAAACTAAAATAGACCTACCTACTCATGCTTCTTATTTCGAATCAAAAAATCGTTTTTGGGCTGGTCATACTTTTTCAATTGCTGACCTTGAAAAAGCAGAATGGACGGATGAACTAAAATCTCAACGTTCATACTATAGTGGTTTTTGGATTCGTTTTGAAATTTATAATGATACAAGTTATGAATACTTTGGTGTTGGCCATGAGAATCTCGAAGAAGCATATGTATATGTTGTTCATCGAGATAATGTCGTAAAGCATACTTATATACATAAAGAGTTTACGATATTAGAATCATTGACTGGTTTGGACTTTTATGATAACATGAGAGTTCGAATACCTCAACAATCTTCTGTGACTGTTTATAGTTGGATTGAATCATCTCCTTACAATCGCTGGTATGGCATCACACGACCTTATGAACAAATTTATCTTACAGAATGGAATGAACTTCAAAAAAATATTCTATTCACATTTGGTTCAAAGTTAATTTTTGTAATTTTCGCATGGACTTTTGCCTTATATTTTCTGATCACATTACTCATCAATTTTCGTCGATATAATTTCTATCTTTTCGCCATCACAGTTTGTACTGCAAGTTTATATACCTTTGGTGAAATAGGTATTGGTTATTATATTCATGCGCCAAAATTATTTACAATTTCAAATCTTTACGCTATTGTAGCTGCAACTGGTATATTAGCTTACAACCAGTTCGTTTACGCAATGATTCAAAGTGTGCACTTTTATCCTCTTCTCAAGAAAATTCAAACAGTTACACAATCAATCACAGCATTTGCCTTGTTCGCAAATATTTTTCTTTTGTTTTCTTTTCCGACCGATTTTGAAAAAGACTTAATTCAATATCCTTTGCTCGAAGTTCCACTTGGTCCATCTTTTGTTCCACCATTATTGATTATTATTTTTTGGACAATTCAATTATTTCCACTGATTGCTTTTGCGTCTGTTTCGTCTTTTCGTGGTAAATCTTATTCAGTCTCACTCTTAGTGAGTATGGTCTTTTTATTATTCATACCTTTCAAATACATTTTGATTTTAAAATTCAATGTGCCATTTGACTCCTTACCTAGTTCAGAGTTTTTATTAGGTGGTTTGATTTGTTTACTTGGTGTCACATCAACTCTAAAGATTCGTCAAACAGAAAGTGACCAATTTAGTAATCTCGTTTCACTCAAAGAATCTTATGCTCGTTTTGTTCCAGAAGAACTTCATTTATTACTCAATAAGAAAACAATCACAGAAGTGAAACTTGGTGACCAAAAAGCATATGATATGAGTGTTCTTTTTACTGATATAAGAAACTTCACAACAATCAGTGAAAAAATGTCACCAGAAGAAAACTTTAAGTTCATCAATGATTTCTTAGATCATATGACACCAATCGTGAAAGAGAATAATGGTTTTGTGAATAAGTTCATTGGTGATTCAATCATGGCTATTTTTCATATGTCAAATACAGATGCTGTAGATGCTGCTATTGATATGATTCGCAAGCTTTCAATTTTCAACACTTATTTGATCAATCAAGACTATGATCCAATCAAGATTGGTATTGGTGTCAACTCAGGAAGATTGATGCTGGGCACTTTGGGAATTGAAGACCGAATGGAAGCATCTGTGATTGGAGATGCCGTCAATCTCGCTGCCCGTCTCGAAGCCATGACCAAGTACTATAATGTGCCGGTGCTATTGTCTGGACATACGGTCCAGAAGCTCCCAGAGTCTCGCTACCGGCTCCGAATGATAGACCGAGTAGCAGTGAAAGGGAAACAAGAAAAAACCGATATTTTTCAGGTTTTAGATGTCTATACGGAAGAGATGGTCACAAGGAAGCAAAAACTGCTTCCTCTCTTTGACCGAGCATATGATACATTTCAATCAGAAGATTTTGTTCGTGCTGAACTTCTGTTTCGTGAAGTCTTAGAGGGCGACCCTTCGGATCACGTTGCGAAGATTTATCTTCAACGATGTAGTGAGGAGGGTGAACACCTCTCAGCAGAAAGACGGATGATACATTTTATGTGAGATTACCACTTGGTCCACCAAAATAATCTGTTTCCGATGGGAGTTTTTTCGTCTTCAATTTCCACTACTAGTGGCCACTTCATTCTCTCATCATTCGTTACCATTGCAATTTCGCAATATTCGTGATGTGCTGCATCTTTGACTTCTCGATAAGATGCCTTCACATCAAAGGGAAAATGATTTTCGTAGATAACAATCCGTAGGTCATCATAGACAGTGATTTCTTTAAAATCATAAATGTCTTTGTACAAAGCAATCACATCATCATAATATGTTTCTTTGAGTTCACAAATTGTATAAAGGGGGTAGCCGTATAAATCATTTTTGCTTGTGTAGAAAATCGGTAGTAAAACTCCTCCGCGGGTGATATAACGATTGATATCTACAAACTCTTGGTCATTACCAATGACGGTATCTGAATGTAATTCAGCTTGAGCAGGGATGGGCATGAAAAGAAAAGAGACAAGCACACACATAACAAGGATACGAATAAAAGACATGGGACTCCTTGTCGATAGGTTATAAAGATAGTATTTAGTATGATAAATAAAAGTAATCAATAATCATTTATAACGAACATATCTGGAAAAAAATTCATGAGTTATTATATACAGCCACTTCTTTCGTCAAACACCTTTGGCGAATTTATGAACAGAATTAACGATGTAATTGATGAATTCAATTTGGCAAATTCTGTATTTCAACCAAATGTCATGGTTCGATTTGATTCAAGCGGTTCGTTATCTGCGAATACAATTGATACGAGTGCTATAAGTTTTTCCGGTTATACAATCAATTCTATTCAACAAAACTTCTTTACAAATAATCATAACTCTCTTGCTACTTCAAAAGCAATTTATGATTTATTAACAGGAGGTACAGCTTTAAGATTAAAGTTAAAAGCAAATTCGATTAACTTTGGCGATGGATATGAATTAGATCAGATACTCCAAGTATCAGATATGCTTCAGTCAAGATTTACATATAATTATAATAAACCAATCACAGCAAATGCTGTGTTCGAAATTTTAGATGGAGTACGACATCCACATAATTCTTATGCTATAAGTCCAAAATACATAGCACTTCCTAGTTCTGATGGCCAAATCTATCGGTTCAAACACAATTTTTCAGATGTATCACATTCAGTGATTGTAAGTGCTAAAGCAATCAAGGATTGGTTATCAGGTTCAGGTTCACCTTTAGATTTGAAATTGGGTTCACTTGACTTTCGTGAACCAGGTAGTAATAAAGTTATTCGTATTGCCAATAATTTTGTTACACACAATGATGATGAGACTCTTATTACAGCCAAAGGTATCTATGAGTTAGTTGGTGGAGCAGATAAAGACATACGAACTCTTGAAGGAACTTCTCTCCGAATCAAAACTCATCTAATTGATTCAATACGAGATGATTTCACTTTAATTCAAAGTAATACACTACCTTCTACACTTGCTGTTCAAAACTATCTTGAAAGTGGAAATTATGATTTAGAAATTCAAGCAAATAATATTTTCTTGAATTATGAGATCACAGCAAATACTGGAAATATCAATAAAGATTTATTTGTTGGTAATACAATCAATGTTGCAAATAGTCTGACAGTTCCTTATCTTTCTTCAAAAGAATTTTTCCTTTCAAACACAGCCAATCTTTTTGAAATCACAATCAATGCGATTTCAAGAGATATTCTTAGTTTAGATGACCACACTCTCGCAACTACAAATGCAATTCATAAGTTCTTGGGTTCAGGAAATGTAGAATCGATTAGCGCAAATACATTGTTCACTCTTGCTGGTTATTCAGTCAATGCGATTACACGCATGATTGATGCTGCAAATACAAACAATACAACAATTGCGACAACAGGCGCCATCTATGATTTGCTTACAGGTGCTGTTGTTAGTGTTCCTCCTCTACCCATTTCCGCAAATACATTTTCATTTCCTGGTGCGGGTCCTGGTGGTAATGTTGTTGTCAATTCAATCGCAACTGATTTCACAACAATCAATGATACTACATTAGTTACAGCAAATGCTGTTTACAATCTTCTTACTGATAATTCTTTATCTGCTCGACTAAACTCACTCAGTATTCAGGGTGGTCAAGTTGTTACGGATATTACAACACTTATAACACCAGCAACTACCAATCATAACACACTTGCTACTACTGAAGCAATCAAATTCTTAGTTGATAATAATCTATCTTCAGGTTCTGCTGTAATTTCTGCTGATGAAATTGCAGCAAATGATATTGAGGTAAAAAATCTGTTTACAAGAGTTATTGAAACAGGCGGAACAATCACGGGAGAATCACTCGGTCAGCAATCATTCTCTGATTATACAGACCTTGGATATGTAGCTGGGCCTTATGTTTATTCTTCTGCTATTGAAGCATATGAAGAAAAGGATTTGAATAGTTCGGTAATCTTACTTGGGGAGGGAGGAACTTCTGGAACAGGAGCATCAGATCAACAAGGTGAAGCACGAACAATCAAAATTATTGCCGGTGGAACAAATCTTACAGTAAACTCTCTTGGTGTGTTTATCAATGGCGCACCAGTTGTCACTTCCTAATTTCCTCTAGACCTAAAAAAAGGCAAGCCTTTCGACTTGCCTTCTTCATTAAACTTAAGAAAATCTCGTAAGTAGTTGATTTAAAACTGGATTGAGATTTTAAGATCCTCTGTCTGATTTTGCGATCTTGACACCATTGAGCGATTCTCAACATACAAAATATGTCCAGAACCTGGCATCATACCTGGCTCTTCAGCAAGGTCATCAGCTAGTTTTGAGGTTCCCCAAATCGGTTCATTTTTAACGCTATGTTCAGTTATCGACTGAATCTTCAAAGGAGAACCATTTCCTTGGAGAACAGTGTAGAAATCTCCTCTTGGCTTAATTACACGAATCTTCTTATTGATGCGGTCATGGTCAACAAGTTTTGCTGTTGCGATGACGTCACCGTCAGCATACGCATATTGTGATCCATCAGGCTTCATTCGTGTAGCAGATAACCAAAGTGAATTATCACCCAAAATAGTATGTGCATTATTCGCAATAAATTGAATATCCATGTCTGGCTCAAAATTGACGATATCAACACCTACGACGTCACTTTCGATAAATGTATCTGTATCTAAGTTAAATCGATAGCATTGGTCAGTTTTATATCCTCTGAACAATTGTGAGTATTCAGAAGGCTCCATCCACAAAGTATTCAATGCGATTCTGGCATCTGGATCAGTATATCCACCAACATAAGAAGCAGCATTTGTATAACCCAAAGGATTTTTCAGAATACCAATCTTTCGGAATTCGTTACCTACTGTGAACTCATCAGATTCAGTTCCTTCAAAACGAGCGTTAATCATAACGTTGAATCCACCAAGTTCTCCAACTGGATCAAATCCGTGTCCACCAACAGGAGGAATTGAAGCAAATAATTTAGGCTTTGACATTATTCTTGTTGCGTCTACTCCAGCATTGATACCTACATCATCTAAGACACCGGCACATACTTGATAAGTTGAATACGCAGGATCAAGCGCCAAAAACGTTGTTCCATCTGTTGTAGATGCATCATCAAGTTCTGCGATATTAGCAGCCAACTCACAGCTATCAATACGATAATGATAGCGTCCTGGATTCAACACACGAACGTCTATAACTCTTCCGAGAGCGGCAGTTTGATAAGCTTTTTCAGGATTTGAATCCGCAATTTCTTGACCAGAAAAGAATGGTTCGCAAATCGCAATTGCTTCAAAAGAATCAACAGTATCAGCTATGGTTGAAGATTGATGATTTGCTTTTACAATTACTTTAGGATGAATTTCAATTGTGAGTCCAGTTTGTGAAGCAGTATCAAGTAATGGATCAATACCTTTTTTCTTTGAAAGTGCCTGATCATAATGAGATTCTCCTACATATTTTTCATAAACAGCCGTATCACACTTCAATTCGAGTTTTAGTCCATTCCAAGCTACATCTGTGATTTCCCAAGCAATTGATCCATAACGGTCTTGCATATATTCGTCAGCAAGATTATTTGGCAAACCTTCACGAATCCAAACTGAATATCCTCTCATAATCAAACCGAGAGCAGTGGCAGCATCGCCACCAGCTGAGTCAAATATTCTCTGAAGATACCCTAATTTTGTATTATCATTCGTACCAGGATCACCAATTTCAAATTGATTTTTATTACAGGCAGTGTTCACATAACTGACTGCTACGTTAGCATCTGGCCAATGACATCCTACTTTGTCATCCACAAGGTCATTCACTGTAAATTTCACAAATTCCGTTCCTGCGGTATGATCCAAATCCATTTGAACATTCTCAAATGCCACCTGAAAGAATCCACATCCACCACCAGTAATTTCATATCCAAGAACAGTTCCATCTGACTTTTCTACAGGTGCTTTATCTACAAGCACATTCATAATCGCACCCGGACGAGCATTCTCTTCCATGTAATATTGATCTGTATAATCAATTGGTCGTTCACCATTTTCTTTACGAACGGTTCGAACAGGAATATAAGAAGTTGTTACAAATTTGAGTGCTTCACCGGCATCAATTGTATAATAATATTTCCATTGATAGCCATCGTTAAATTCATTACCGATTGTCATAAAATCTTCAGACAATCCAGACTCTGTAATTGTAGTTTGCGGTTCTCGGAAAGAATTATGATTCCAAACATAAAGGTTGTCATCAGAATCTTTATAGGTACCATCCGCAGGAGTTACTGATGACAAATCCATTGTTGCGGGATCATGAGCATACAGTTGAAAACGACCAATTCCTTGCTTCAAACACTTATAAACACGGAATCTTTCGTTTACAGTATGAATTAGAATATCATCATCAAAAAGATTATCAGCACGGTCATCGTATCCATCATATCGCATACCGATTTTCCAGTTTCTTACACCTTCCTGGATTTCATCGGCACGTTCTCGTTTGATTACATGAGAAACTTCCTTTGCTGATACTTTTTTAGCAGCAATCATATCATCCCAGTGATTGAAATGAGAATCTTTCATACTATCAACAGGAAATGGTGGAGCGTTCTCATTAATATTTGGATTGGGAACACCGTCTGGGGTATCATAAGCATTCCAAGCTGATACACGACCAATAAACAAATACATTTGGTCGTCAAGAGCATAGAAAGGAATTTTGTTTCCGTCTCCGGCCGAAAGAGCAGCACCAAGCGAAGGTTCTCCAGTGGCAGGATCAACGTTCATATTCGCTAAAGGAATGTATCCACCTACACCATGTTCTGTTTTTTCCTCAAAGCTTTCTTTAAATTGCTTTGCGTTACTTACACGAAAAGTAGTATGCACTAATGCGGGCATCTTTTTTCTCCTTGAAAATTACTTTATAAATTAAACAAAACACTCAGACTTTGTATTAGCATACATCGGATAAGCAATTCCTCTAGAACTTTCCAAAAACTCTACTTCTTGGATGCTTGCTTCAAAATCTGTAACAAATGTATTTAGTTTAGAAGTTTCCCATAAATAACCTTCCAACCTACCAGTTTTCATCTGTAAATTCGTGTTTGTAAATTTTCTCCAATCGTTTTTTAAACTCTTTGCTTTAAATCGTTTATTATTCATCTTATATATATCAACGTCAAGATATGGTCCCAACATTGAAGAAATTAAGAAATCATCACCTAAAAGCATTGTAGTATTTATATTACTTATTTTACACTCAGAAATTTGAAAAGGAGATTCGACATTTTCTTCCAAATTCAAAGAAGTCATGATTGCGGTATTTGAATTTACACCCGATGTATATTCATATCCACCATCTTTATAATTTTTCTGACGGAACTTTTTAATTTCAAACATCTGTTCTGTCAAAGAATGAACCGATCCACCTTTCAAATGTGTTCGTATTGAATCAGTAATTTCAAAAGTATCCATTCGGTCTAAAATATATTCATTCAATACATTATGGTCAATTCTTTTTTCAGTATCAATCATACGATCGGCATTCTTTACTTGATTCAAAAATTCAAATACATATTCTTTCTCAGCAATTTCTCCTGAACCATCAACAAAGTTTGCTTCTTTTTCGAGTGTTGTTTGAACTTCTTTGAGTTTTGTTTTAAGAATATCCGATACTTTATCACCATCTTCATTCAATTCAAACTCATTATACATCGCAAATGTAAAGTGTGATGAGGCATCAACAGTGCGATTTGATTTCTTGACATCATAAGAAGTTTTCTTGACTAATTCACGATGAGTGATTGGTTGATCTAAAAACTCTTGTGTAATTTTTTCATGTAAGTTGATTACATTTTCTTCAACTTTTAAATCATCAATTTTGTTAAACTCAACAAAAGTTTCACCCGCATATATTCCAGAATCAATTAAATTTGTATGATGATTAAGCAATACAAACTCGGAAGCCTCAACAAATGGTGAAGCTAAAGGATTCATTACATGTGAATCATCGGAAAGGTCTCTTGGTATTGAAATTGCTTGTTGGCTTTCATAATTTGTTTTAACTGTTCTCGTAATTTCACCATATTCTTGAACAAGGCCAAATTTCAAATAGTCTTCAATGCGTTGAGTGTTGAATCCTATAATTAATTCATTACCACGGATAATAAATCGATCTGAAATATGATCTTTTTCTGTAAAGATTTGATTGAATTCACCATGAACTTCAGTTCCAGCTTCTAAGAAAGTTCCATTTGGTAAGTATAAAGTTGTATCAATTGAATAATAAGGTTGAATATTTTGCTGAGGTATAATTGTTTGCGGACTATCATCAACATACTTAGACGCCGCATCTTTATAATGAGAATAAAACTGTGGATTGTATGTAATTTCAAACATACTTTTGGCGCCTACCGAAGGTATATGCTCACGATTATTCACCGCTATTTTTGCAAGTAAATAATCTCCAATCTGATGATCAATAATATCAGTTCCATATATTCTACCATCAAGAGAAATATATTGATTGCGGTCAAAGATATTCACATCACCATAAATCAAAGTTCTTGGTAAAGGAATATCTGAAGTAGCATCAAGAACAGTTGTATTGGCAAAATATAATGTAGTATCAATTGAATAGAAAGGTTGTATATCTTTAAATGCTAAAGCATCTTCATGCTCATCAACATACTTATCTTTAGCATCGTAGTAGTGGGCATATAACTGAGGCTTATAGGTAATTTCAGGTTCATTTTTAGCAGAGACAGAGGGAATTGCTTCACCTCCCCACTCTGTAATTGGTAAACCAAACATATCCCCAGATATAGGATAATCAAGTCGATTATTTTTGATCTTATCACTCAGAGCAAAAACTTTCCAACTATCATAAATGTTGACATCTTCAATCACTTTTACAGCAGCATCCCAAGACTGAACAGTTTGTTCAAAGAAGGTTGTATTTCCATCATTCCAAATCATTTCTGGCATATAATAATCTTGTATATCACGATTATGATAATTATCAAAATTTTCATCTACATATTTACTCTTTGAATCTGTGTAATTATAATATAGTTGAGGTTTATAATCAATTTCAACTTGAGGTAGAACTCTCACTCCAGGTAAAGTATCGGTCGCCCAATCTCTCAAAACCATACTCCACATACCACCGGTCAACTGACGGTCAAGTAATTGAAAATCAATAATGTCAGCCAAACCAAAGTTACGATGTGAATCAAGAATTTTATTTTCTTTTTCAATGTTAGTTCTTATATAAACTTCTTTTGAAGATGTAGCATCTAAGAAAGTTGTATTGGGAAAATAAACAATTGTGTCTTGTATATAATAATCTTTTACATCAAAAGAAAAGTTGGTTCCTTCAAAATTTTCATCAACATATTGATCTTCAACATTCTTACCATAATGCCAGTATAATTGAGGTGAATATTCAAATTCAGTTTGTGGGTGACATTGAACAGAAGGTATAGTATCACCTCCCCAGTCTCTCAAACGAATTGCTATTTTCATAAACTCTTTGATATTTCTTTTCAACCAGCGATGATTGAAAATATCAAATAAAGCAAATGATGTATTTTTATTTACAACGTCGACAACACCTTCTAATTGATCAACTTTATAAACTTCTCTTGAAGCCGAGCCATCTAAGAAAGTTGTATTTGGGAAATATATAATTTGATCAGCATTATATACAGGTAGTTGATATCCTTTTAAGTTTTCAGCTTCTTCATTTATTTGAGCATTTATTTCAATTTCAGTTTGAGGAATTACAAGGGCTCCTGGTAAACCATCTTTAGTATATTCAACAAGTCTTTGTGGAATAAATGCGTTTCGAATCAAATCATTAAGTAAATCATATTCAACAAAATCATCAAGCATGAAAAGTAAATTACGATTTGGTATCGCAAGTTTAGTTTTTACATCAAAAACACTTTCAGTGAAAACAGGAGTTGCGTCTAAGAAAGTTGTATTAGGGAAATAGATCGTAGTTGTAGTTTCATATCCAAAATCTACAACATAATTATTTGCTGTGAAAATTTTAGGTTGAGAAAGAACTGAAACGCTCGGTATTTTATCACCAAAGTAATCCGTAAACTTACTGTTGAACCAATCATAAATTCTTGTTCTTATCCAGGGCGCAATGATATCTGTTGTTTGAAAATAAGGATTACGGTCTTCAACATGGAAATGTTCAATCGTATAATTATAAATGTCATCATTAATTGTACCATCAATAAAGTTTGTATTTCCTTCCAATCCTGTTTCAACATATTCAACCATTGGAATTTTCTTTTCCATTGGTGCCAAATAAATTGTCGGTTCATGAAAAGCAGAAACTGAAGGTATTGTATCTCCAAGCCAAGACTTGCTTCGTGCTTTCAACCAGGGATCAAATACCTTGTTAGTCCAGTCTGTATATTCATTACGAATTTGTTTATCATAATCAAAATATAACCAACGATTTCCAATATGCTTTTCAAGGTCATAATCTAATACTGTTTTTATATTATTTGCTGTATCTGTTTTATGTTTTTCATAAGAAAAGACAGGATCAAGTCCACCACTAATCAAAGTACTTTTGATTTTTATATTTTCTCTTTTGAGTTCATTATCCCAGTGAAACCAATTTTCAAGAAGAGGCATTTCAATTTTAGCCATGAAATTTGTTTTATCCCAAAAAGTAAGTCCTTTATGTGGATAAAAATATCCTCGGTCAAAAGCATATTCTTTACTATCAAATACAAATGGAGTATCACCAAATAAAGGTAAAGGTGGTCTTTCACCATAAGCAAATACATGACTCAATAGTTTTCTGTCAAAAATAAATTCATCTGGCATCCATATTGTTGCATCAACAGGCATTTCAAATTCACGTTCTTGTTCAACTACCCAATAACTTGAAGATGATCCATCAAGATTACTTAACTCAACCATAAATTCTTGACGATTATATAAATCATATTGACTATAATCAAATGTATAATTTCTTTGGTAAGTAGCAACAGCATTCTGAACATTCATATTGTCAGCAGCAAAATAAATATTTGTTTCAATGTTTGGATCAACTACCAACTCACCTAAAACATAAAAATCCTTTTCATCAAAAACAGCATTGAGTTTAAAATCATCTACATTTGTAATGTTAATAAAATCTACTTTGATTGCTACTTCAAGTTCACCCGGCTGATAATAAATTGTATCTAAATCAAAGAAGGAATGATTTTCATCAAACTTGGCATATATTGAGTTAAAGCCATAGGGAAACATTAATTTACCATGATGACCACTTCTTTGAAATGCGTTGATTTTGGTATCTAAAATTAAGATACCATCACGATTTCTTGGATCATTCAAAGCATCAGGATCCATTGCTAATGGATTGATGTTTATTCTTTCGTCTAATGGATAATGTTCAATTCTTCTTGTTTCAACAAAAGAAGTTACTTCAGGTAATTCATAATGGCTAATGTTATAAAGATTTACCTTTGAATATGTAATGGGTCTGCCATTGATATCTGTTTTTTCATTTGCTTTTATCCATGTCTCAAAAGATAATAGAGATACTTTATTGCGGTCAAATTGTTCAAATCCAAGAATTGTAACATTGGCACTTTCAGCTTCGTGAACAAGTACACTATAATTTCTTTGCCAATCATGAAATAAATGTTGGTCGGTGTTTATAATTGAAGCACTCACATTTGCTTGATTATATTGAACATTTTCAATTACAATTTTTTGAATTGGCCGATTATGATTATTTGCATCCAATTCAAAATAATTTTTTGACAGATCAAGGGTGAGTTGAGATTCTGGCACACCCTTTACATGTACAGGAGCGCATTTGAAACTTTCATCAATATCAACAGTGGAAAATTGAAAGGACTCAAATCCTAAGTTTGAGAAATATGTGTTGGTTGTATTGGAGTAATGAAAGATTTCTCTTCCATAATCAACAGTTATTTCTCGATCTTGTAAGAGTGAAATGTTAACGTCAGGGCGGGCAAGAATAACATGTTCAAGTGACGGGGACATTGTTTTGGGCAAGGCCACTATCGATGGCACCAGGCCGTAGGGAACCCCGGTGGCGCTCTTCTGGTCTCTTATCAAAAAAAAAATTTCGGTCGCTGCCACCTCCGGATAAGGATTGCGAATTCTATGATAATGGTCTTGAGAATAGTTTAATGAATCAGTATCAAGAGTGGTTGTAGTCAATGTATAATTTGATTCATTTGCTGTATTCCCATGAAGAGCCAATCCTTCTGGATTTTGATAATCAAAAACAATTGGCTCCAAATGAACGGGCAATATAAAATTTTGATTATATTCAAGATTAACTGAAAAGTTTTCTTCACTTACTCGTTTACTTTCATCAATGTATATTTCCGGTAAAGTATAACTGTTATCAATAATATAGTGTAATTCAAGTTCATCCATATCAACTTCAGTAGCCTTTGTCGGCATCTTAGCAAAGCCTTCAAAGTTATTAATCATCACACAAAATAAAGGTCCTGAATATCTACTTTTGATTATCTTTACAGTATTTTTGAGTGGAACTTTACCTGCGATGGGACTTTTACCAGCTTCAACTATTTTATCATCTACAATTGCTATACCATCAGGAGTTCTTGAAATATTGATGTCACTTGATTTTTTCTTATATAAAAGGTCATGTGTATCACTTAAAGCTAGTTCTTGATCTGAGATCACCGTAATTGAAAAGGTTGAACCATCAGTATATGTGTAGATATTTCCCTCAAAATGAGTTGAATAGACTTCAGAAGGTTCTGTATATTTTACAATACCATCGGATCGCACTTCAGCAACTTTGACACCATACTCTAAATTTTGAAATTGAACCCAGCCGTTTTCTGTTAGAATTTCAGCATCAGGTAAATAAGCACCTTGTTTTGACAGTGAGTTACCAGTTACAACTGGCATGAAAGCGGTTTGTCTGGCAAAACTAAATCCAATATTTCCACTATCTAAAGTTAAGTCTGAAGAACTAAAATCAGCGGCTGAGGTGAAAATTGATTGTGAGAAATCAGCCAATGAATTTGCCATTTGAATATCATCTGAATCAAATGTAGCACCTATTGTATTCGCAGATGTAATTGGTGATAAAAATGGATCTCTCGCAATGATCATACCACCAATGTTTGTTCCTGTAATATATGTTTTGAGGTCATCAATCCAAACACGATGTTGGTGTATTGTCTTACCTGCCATTGTTTCAATTGGACCAGAACGTGTTCCAATTGTTTGTGAGATCCAGTTTGCTTTGTCTTCTACATTAATCAGTTTTGTCCAAGATTGTGTTGCCATCAATAGGTCATAGACAGCACTATTGGTTGAAATATGAGGCTCTGTTAAGTCACTCATATAATCATCAAATTCTTCATCAAGACTACGATGTGTATTCGCAATTAGAACTTGCTCTTCAGATACAGTTCTCTGAACAATTGAGCGCCTTGAATTATTACCTATTCTTGTACCTAATCCTACATCACGATTATCGAATTTCCAAGGTCTACGATTATTTGACCAATACGGGGGTATTACAGTATCATCAATAAAATACTTGAAAGCTTGATAGATATCAGCTATACCATCAACATCAATTTCAGTATATTCCTTTGCTTTGACAACTTCATACTGCATTAGATTGGTTTCAATTTCATTCTGTAATATTTGATTAATAGTGAGTTCTCCAAATCTTTCCCATTCTTGTTCCATATGAGGATAAATTACAGAATGGCAGTAGCCTTGTGATTCAATTTCAATCTCAGGCATTTCAAAATTCATAAATCGAAGCCTAAATTCAGAATCAAAACGATTGCGAATGAAAGCTAAGAAACCTGCTGGATGAAGTTCGTCAAGAAGAAGCGGTTCGATTGCTGTTGCTGGTATTTTTGTAATGATTTCATAAGAATACCATTGATAATAATAATTGTCAAAGAAATACTTATCAGAAGATAGCATACTTTGATTGTTACGATATTCTTCATAAGGACGGTGATGAACGTCAAACACAGGTTCAACTTCAAACGTCAAACCATGTTGGCAACGAAGATAGTTTGGTTCTTTTAGTGGATTACTAAAATTCTTACTTTCGGGCGCATTGAAAAAGAAAGGTGTTAAGTTTCGTCCCTTTTGAAGAGCCGGCTCTAAGACCTCAAGACCTGCTACACCATCACCTAAATGTGCCGTGATTTTTGCGGTATCACTGAGAGGTTGTACATTTACTAAGTCTACAATTTTACAGGTACGGACAGCCCCACCAGTATCTGTAAAAGTAAACATCGCATCATTTTCTAAATCGGCCATTGACCTTTGAGAAGCGAACCTTTTAGCAATATGATCTTCTGATAAAAGACCTGGAAGTAGAATCATACTATTTGTAACAGTCACATCACCAATATAATAAGCATCATTGTTTAGATTTGTTCCAGCACCAGATAATTCAATTGTTGTGTTTGTAACAATGAAATCATTATTCGCATCACTATCATCTAATAACAAATCAAAGACAAGCATTGTCTGAGCTTCTTTAATTGATGAATTTACATAAGCTGGTGGTGCAAATTTATAATCAAGTCCAGAATCTTCAAATGTGATCTCTTGAATCTGTCCAACTTCATAAGCTGGGAACATTGAAGCAGGAAGAATTTGATTAAGTGTAGAATCTTTAGCAGGTTGTGCAGCATTGTGAAATAAAGGATCATCTAATTTTACATGAGCAAATTTTGATAACTCATGATTTTTTATTTTATTGAATTGACTATTGAAAAAAGTTGTCAGAGATGGATCTTTATAGATTGCTGAAACATGTGCTTTAGCAAATTTTGTCGCTCCAGTAAAATCATTTTCAAAAACGACTTCATCTCCAACTGCATAACAAATACCAGGATCTTCAATCGTCATCTTAGTGACTGAATATTCTTCAAGTTTTGTAACTCTTGCCCGCCCATCAGCAAATCTGAATTCATCACCAACTTCATGTCCGATACCACCATCAGCTATTTTTAAATCAGTAACTGAAGTGTCGATGAATACTTCGGTTACTTTTATTCCCGTTGTCATATCAAATATATCGACTTTTTCACCAGCAATAAATTTTCCATTCAAATACACAAGGTCCATGTACATGCTGATTATACCATTATTTGAAGCCGAAATAATTTTACGACATATTGCTGATGCTTTTGATGATGTACCGTATATTCTTTTTTGGGAAAGTTGAGATGGTGTGTCGTGGTTTTCAATCGCAACTAAATTTTCACGATAATAACCACTATCAGATAATTTTAAAATGTCAACTTTGGGAAAATATAAGTCAATTGGCTCATCAAAGAATATTCGAAAAAACCAATAATATGAATTTTCTGTTCCTCTTTTTTTGTAATAGTCAAGAATTTTTTTCGTAAGAGTTTTAGGATCTAGTTTACGAAAAATACTATGGTCTAAAGAAACATTTTTATGAAAATATTTTTTGAAAAGAGTAAGAGTGGTTTGATAAACTGAATTTTCTTCAATGTCTGCAATGTATTGATAGATATTTTTATACAGAGAACGTATAAAATATATTTCACCTGAAGTACCATTTACAATTACTTCATCTTTATAGAATTGATTATCTTTAGTTAAGTAATCAAAATAAACTCGATCTGGTGTAACTGTTTTTACAACTCCCTTTGCTTTTGAAAGAGAACCATAGATAAAATCACCCTCTTGAACATTCTTTATTTGGTCAAGAACCAAAACTGATGATTCAAGAAAGTTATAATATTCTCGGACAAACTCGGCAAATTGTGGGTATTGCTCGAGAAAGTAACCAGGCAGTTGGCTCTCGATTAGATCTTTAGGAGTTGTCATGAGTCAAATAAACTTGCTTTTTCGAGTGATGATGATGTTGCTAATCTGTCTACAAATGGTCTTGGATCAACAATCACATCATCAATTGTAATTGAAAAAATTTGATCTTTTTTAGGAACTAATAAATATTCGCTTGTACCAAATTCAAAAATCATTTCAGTTGAATTGTTTTGAACAAAGCTTGGAGAAAAACCTTCAAGTTCTAAAATACCCGATTCATAATCTACTTTACCAATGCCTTTATGTAAAATTTTTGTTGTACCATTTAAATCAAAAGCGATATCTACATTATATTTTTCGCCTTTTCGAACTGCTCTTGTAGCGTATTGAGAAAGTTCTGCTTCTTCTTCAACTTTTTCTCCACTTTCTTTCAAATAACAATTTGATATAGGATTTCCTTTAGCATCATTATAAACAAATTTTGTTGTTGCAAGAGTTTCTTTATCAATTCTACCATTGAAATCAATATTATAATACTTGCCAACACCTATACGAATATCTCGTTTTTGATACACTCTTATTTTTACAGTTGTACCCATAAAATATTCATTCAAGTCATTTATTTCATTTGTTAAATTGGCTAATTGAAATGACCTATTAAATTTTAACAAATTTTCTTTAGCATACGAAATAGTCTTATTTTTTACTAAATCAATTACTTCAAGTTGACTCATGTTTAAGTGGACTGAATTATAAATCACTCGAACATCCAATTTTAAATAAACATATTCTGGATCTACAATTTTAGGAACAATTGTAATTACATTTAACTGTTCAAGACGACTAATAATAAATTCTTTTTCATCAATGGTGAGTAACCCACGATTTTTTGGTTTGACTGCACAATAAACAGTTCCATACATAGGTGGTGTATTTTTTTCTCCGCCCCATACAGCAAGAGAATCAATAAAGGGAAAGTATCGAAGTATTTGAATTTCAGTATCTCTTTCTGTCACTGAACGATTTTGACTTAAAAATAATCTTCGTGAATTGTGTCTTATTGTTTCAATGTTTTCTTCTTCTGTACCTTGCGAAGAAAATTGCTTTGTTACAATTACATAAGTAGTAGGTAAGATTGCCCGATCTGCTATATCAAAAGTAACACAACCATTACCTTTTGAGCCGGTTGTAATAATATACTCAGCCTCAATAATTTCATTATTTTCAGCTTCTCTTCCTAGAACACCATCACCAAATATAATTTGATATTTTTGATCATAATCTTGTTCAATATAAAAAACTTTTGACTCTTTATTTAGAAGTGTAATATCATAAACTTGTTTATATTGTTCTCTTTTAGCAAAACGATCTTTTTTGATATAAATGTCTAAATTGTCTAGGTCAATATCAGGACTTTCTAATTTATATTTTTTCTCAAGTAATAAATTGTTGATTGTAATTTGCTGTTTTACAAACTGACCTTGAACTAAATCCAGGTCAGCGGTAAATTGATTTGACCTGTGAAGAGTAACTGTATTCCATGTCATGAATGGATATACTTCACCTGTGCTATTTTTACCATAGAATAACGTATATCTTGGTATTGTAATCGCACCTGATAAATTTTGAGTATTTGTTAGACGAAATGTTATATCTGCAATTGCTGCTTTTTTTGAGTTAGCAGTATAACCCATTTGTTTGGCATGAGATACCGCATTTTTTCTTTTTTGAGCGGTATCTAAAAACATTTCACTTGCTACTTGATTTAAGTAAAATGCTGTATATTGTGTATTGTATGAAAGAAGGTCAACAAGAAAATTTAAACCTGAAGCTTCAAAATCATAGTTTTTGAATTCAGAATTATTTTTGACAAAGGATAAAAAATTTTCACGAATCTCGTTAAAATCAAGTTCATTAATATTTTCTGGTGGTATCTTTGCCATTTATCTTATTCGTTTGAGTGTTTTTTCAAAAACAAGTAGTTCTGAAGGTTCTGATTTTAAACGAAAATATATTGAAATTTCAATGTTATGTAAATCTTCTACTAAAAGAAAATCTTCTAATGTTATTCTTGGTTCAAAATTTGATATTTGAGTTTTTATTTCAGTTTTTATACTGTCTTGAAGAACAAAGTTATTGATTTCAAATATATAATCTTGTATACCTACACCAAATGAATTATTGTATAACCTTTCACCTTTTCTTGTAAATAAAATATGATTCAATGACCGAAAAATTGCAGACTTCGGATCAAGATTATTGACTTTACGAGTTATAGGATGTGGTATAAACTTTAAATCTATATCTGAAAAACGTGACATTTATAAGAAAATCCGTATAATTATTTATCTATCTTATCCGGTAGAAATAAATTTCACTATCAAGAATTTGAAAAATTAAAGATTTCATATCAACTTCTGGTTTAGCAAATAAAGTTTTTTGAATTTGCTGCTGTTGTGGTGTAAGAAATTCTTGAGGTGGTTCATAACCTATGAGTATATAAGGTAATAATTGTTGGTCTTCTGATTTCTTAACTTCAAAAATTTCTGATAGAAATTTCTTTTTCTTACGATTTCCAAAATTGAAAACTGTATCGTGTTCAGCATTGACTTCAATTGCCTTTGTAAAGGTATAGCCCTTTTCTTTAAAGAACACACCAAGATGAATGTTTATATTATTTAGTTTAGGCAATTCTCTGATGTTTAGTCCCGCCGCAGAAGAATGAGGTATAACTGACATTGTAAATTCAAAACGATAAGTATATGTTTTTGCAACACCCGCAGACCATTTTGGTAGTGTCAAAACATTTTTACTTCTTACACCATGTAAATTCTTAAGTAACGGATTTTTCAAACGAAATTCATAATGAGGTGAAGAAGAAATTACCTCAAAGTAATCTGGATTTGTTGACTTATCAATTACATTTTCAAAATTTGTATCACTTACACAACGGAAAGGTTCCCATTCAATTTTGATTGGTTCTGGCTTTGCTATGTTTTGTGAAGATGGATTCATATTTTTTGCTTGTTTATCTAACGCACCTTTTAAAGTATCTAATGTATTATTAGGTAACATTGCGGATGCTCTACCTACATCAATTTGTTCAAGAGAAGGTGCTGTGATTGGATTACCATCTTCATCAATCAAGCGCCAAGCATCAGCAAGCCATCTTACTGGATAGACATGCATTCCTTTTGGTAAATAACTTAAAAGAACCATTGAGAATCCAAATTCACTTGAATACTTACGTTCTACTTTTGCAATTTCATTGTAGATTTTTCCTGTCCAATATTTTACTTTATCTTCTTTTGTATTTTTTTCATGCTGTGCTGTTTCAACAATTCCTGCATTGTCTAGATTGGCAAAAAGTCCGCTACCAATTTCAATAGGGAAAAAAGCAAGTTCCATCGCATCACTGATTTGTTCCGCTACTGCTTCCTTTAACTTCAATGATTGTTCAATGACAGCCTCTCTTGCTCCGTAACCTTCATAAGGATTTGTAATACCAGGACGAATTTGACCATCAGGTGGCATCAAAGGATCTACTTGACTTTTTTCATTGATCGCCTTTATTCGTTCATCATGATTTTGTTGTTGAAGATATAATTGGTCAATATCTAATTTGATTCGATTTGCTTCCTCAGGATCAATTTTACGGATCTTCCCAAGATATTTTTGAACAGAAGAAAGTGAACTTGGTCTGAATCCTTTTTTTGGTGGTTTGGAATGGCCATTTGTATTTGTCAAATCAGCGGCAAGTTTATCATATCCTTCAATACCCTCTTCTCGGCAATACTTACCCCATACAGTTCCTTCAAATTCAATACTCAATAATAAAATGTTAAGAAGGTCGTCAATAATATCGATCAATTCAAGAAGCTTATCACGAATATCTCTTAAAACTCGAATCAATTGTTTCAACATTGTATCATTCGGAGTAAACATATTCTCAAATGATTTCACTTTTTTCTGAAGTGCTTTAATTGTGGTTGTTGTTCCAATTAAATCTGAGAAATTTACACCAAACCAATTACCATAACCTCCTGGATTAAAGTTCATTAGATTTTCATCCATAATAAAACCATCACCTAAAAATTCAAAGGTTGAGGTTGATGATCCACCCCCTGCTGCGCTACCTTTGCGATAAAGATGAACATAATCTCCAGAAACAAAATGATCTCTGGACATAGGAGGTCTGCGATATGAAAATTCGTAAACATAATTTTGCTGAGAAAGAGCATTTGGTAAATTTACTTTATCATTTTTATAAATGTCCCAAATATCTTTCGTGAAAGCAGTTTTATAATAAGTTTCAAGATGATTGCGATATAAATGATTTTTATTTTTGATAGGATAACTACGATGAAAATAAGACATATAAGTTGAATTCTCATCATCAGTGGGTGGAACCATACCTGTTGTATTCACCATCTTACTTTCAAAATTTTTCAATTGCTTTTGCTTTACAGCAACTGATTCATGAAGACCTTTAAAATGTTCATTGAAAATTACTAAAGCTTCTTCTTTGAAGGTTTTTTCCATAATTTCAATATCTGAAATATATTCATCAATTTTCTTTTGTCTTTCTTCATTTGCCAAATTGGGTGGTGTGATTCGAAATATATCGGTTCTGCTTAGATAATCATCTCTTATAGAACTTGACATATTTTTTAATTCTGCTCCTATGCTCATCAACTGTACATACTGAGGATGATCCTTAGTGAGAAAAATACCACTGGTGGCGTTCTCTACTTCAATCAGAGGGGCGTTTTCTGAAGTGTCTACTACTACCACATCACCTGTGACCGGATCAACGGTGGTGATAGATGTGAGACTTTTCGCTTTGAGATTCTTAACTTTCTCATATTGTTCACGAAATTGTTTTCTTTTTTCAATCAAAGTAAGAGTGTTATTTAATCGTGAATCTTTTGTCCAGGTGACACCAAAACTTGGTACTGAAGAAGATGATTCGCTTGCTGTTTCCACAAGGTCACTATTATACTTATTCATAAACTCTTCAACAACATCTAAGCTTGGATCTGTTAAGTTTTCAAGAATTGATTCAGGATTTGAAAAATCAACACCTCTTGCGAATTCAGCAGCAGCATATTGTGAAGCATAGAAAGTGTGTTCAATTTTAAGTTGAGCTAAATTTTCTTTTTTCAAACGATACAGATTACTTTTACGAATAAGTTCATTTTCAATATCTTGAATAATTTCATTTACACGATCGGGATTATGTTTTACATCATCTATTGAAGCATCTAACGAATCAATTTCATCTTGAACATTCGCTTTCAATCTTTCAAAACGATCTTCAGGCATAAATTCGAGAGGATCGGCTTTGACCATAATAATATCAGTTAGTTCATCATCAATTGGTATTTGTTTTCTTGTATACGCATCCACCTTTTCATATCTTACTTTTGAAGGATTTGTTACTTGAACTCCCTTCATTTGATAATTTGTAAGAATTTTTACTTTGCGTTGTTCATGTCGAAAGAAGAGAGAATCAAAATCTTCATGAAGCGCACCTAAACTTTCAATTTGAAATAAATTTGCTAAACTTGCTATTGAATCAATAAACTTACGAATATTTGGCATATTCGTATTTGAGTCTATACTGAAATATAAAAAGATTGCATCATATACACCAAGAGGTCTTGAAAGATTTTGAATTGACTTCTCAAAATCAATGTAATCGGTTTTCATTTCATCAAGAGAACTTTTAGCTCCTGGTATCAATTGTTCGAGAAGTGAACGTCCTTTATTGTCATGATGAACTCTTGTATATTTTTCGATTTTATTTTGAAGTTTTTTACCGCTTTCAATGAGTCTTTCGTCTAGATCTTTTACATAAGGAAGTGCATAAGGAACATAAGGATCAGCAGAATCATAAAACTTTTTATAAACATTTTCTGCTTGCTCATCTAGTGATGTAGTTGGATAACCTTTATATGCTCGTTCTGTAAAATTTGGAGGAACAACTAATACATGCATACCTAAACGAAGATATGCATCAAGAGCATTATAAACCAGGTTGGAGAGATATGTCATTACCATCGACATAAAATTCGGCAGCAAAAACATAAAGTCATTAATCAAAGTCAAAGTAGTAATTGCAAAATCAAAATTGTTTACAACTAAATTTCTTATGTTCTCTAGATATTCTTTTGAATCTTCAATAAATTCTTTATTACTGCCAGTAAGGCCTGCGGCTAAGTGGTTGATTTGACGCCACTCACCTTCACCTGTCGGATTTGCAAACTCATCGCTTTTCGATAATTGATTTCCAAATTCAGTAAGAGTCCTACCAATTGGATATCTTTGACCATCACTCATTCACTTTTCTCTTTTCTTGGAGTTTTTTCATCAAGTTTATTAATGAAGTTAACACATAGAACAAGTGTTTCACGAAGTTCTTCAAGATGTTTTATTTGTTTTTGTATATTTTCTTTTTCTTTATGTCGATTCTGTGCATCTTCTGTCATATAATTGTGTACCTATAGTGTGGAATTTTTCGATATCTGTGACGTCTGGAATACCTTTATATTCTTCAAGTCTTTTGTCTAAGTATTCTTCATAAGCAATTAAGTTGTATACACTTTGTCTTGTTTTGAATGCAATTCCTTCTTTATTCAAATACCATAACATAAATTCAATGAGTTTATATGTTAGGTTCTTAGGAACACCCGATGATAAAGTTTGAAATTGAGTAGGATCAGCGCATAAAGCACTCCACGTGGCTATATCATATCCCACATCACTTTCAAGTATGCTCTTGATATTACTATGAAGTCCAATTATTTGATTGATCTCACCTACAGTATTTACATCGCAGAAAGGATAGTCTCGATTCAAAGCATTGGCATAAGGAAGCGGCATTACAGGATTTTTTAAAGTTGCTGCTTTTGTTGCCGAGGTAATAAAGTTTTGTAACCAAGATAAATTACCAGCACTGGCATCGTCCGGATAACCATTTTCAATATATGAATTCCAAACATCAAAGTTTGTTGGGAAAACTATTTGGTCAAGATACGGTTCAATTTCCCACTCTTCTCTTTGGACTTCAACATCCGGTCTTGAAGTATGATGTTCTAACTTAGTGAGTAAACTGTATCCATCAGGATGTTGAATCTTACCTTCATTTTGTTTTGATAACTGTTCAATAAAAACACCAGGGTTTGTTTCAAATGTTAAGCGAAATAAATTTGGAACAAAATACTTGTATTTTCTACCTAACTTGTGGTCATAATATTTATTTTTAAAATGATAGTCCGATTCAACAACTTTATTTTCTAAAAATGGTTTTTCGTAATGAAATGTATTTGTAAAGGGATGACAAGGATTACGGTCAAAATAAGGATATTCAAACTGATTATAAAAGTAAGACCACTCGCTGATTTGTCCAAAGTTCATCATAATTGGATAAGCTTTAGAACTTTCTTGATTTACTTCAGCTACTTTTGATCCAACTTTTTTCAAAGTAAAACTACCTCTAGCATGATGGGGTTTTTCATAACCAAAAGCGGCTTTGAATAAAGTATCAAGAAATTTAAGAGGAGCGCATATTGCTGCCCAAAGTTTGTCAAATACGTTAGGATTTCCAACACCAGGAACTTTATCTGTTATACTACCAATCAAATTATCAAGAGATGAAAGAATGCCTGGTTTAAGATTTTGATACACATAGTCATATATACCTGACGAATTCCAACCACCTCTTGTATAGATTACAAAATGCCATCTTATTTTTTGGCTAAAAGGTCTTCGTGTAATTGTTACGATCTTTTTTTCATTCATTTTACCATCATTATTAACTGCCTTTGCGCCAGAGGCAAAATAAGGATTATAAAACTTTTTCAAAAAACTTGCATTTGAAATACTAGCAGGTGCTTGTACTGTTCCATGACCTTTATGATAATTATTTGGATCTGGTGTTTTATCATAATCGTTTTCATCACCACACCAACAATAACTTAACATACCAGTTGGCCAATAGTCTCCATTCCAATTTCCAAAAACCCTATCATTACGGGCCCATTGTGTAACTTCAAACCTTACTTCAGTTTCATATTCATCTAGTTGGTCACCCCAGTTTCCTACCCAATCATATATGAATGTTTTGGCTTCTACTTGTGAATAAAGTGATTTATTTTCAAATTTGCTTTTGGTATCGCCATGTTCCTGACTAATTTCTGAGTGAAAATGAAATAATACTTTTTCTTCAAATTCATCTTCTTCAGTTCCACCAACAGCTTTATCGTAATTTATTTCTTGACGATGACATATACCAGGATTACTATAAAGCTGCGAATCTAAAGCCTTTGTCAAATCATTATGGCATTGTGATAGAGGATCATAACTGAAAGGTCCTATACCTAATCCTCGTCCTTTAAATTCTTCATGAGGAGTATATGGTTCTGTATATGTTCCACTCTTTAGACCAATATCAGGTGTTAGCCAATGACCAAGATAATTATAAAATTCCTTTGCTGGAACTTTCATCATATCATTGACTTGATCTGTATTGGCATTCCAGCCTTTTTTGATAATCACTTCAGGGCATACAACTGTTAATATACCAATATTATCTTGAACTATTTTTACTATCTTTTTAAAAAATGCCATAATTAATCACCAATTTTATTAACAAGTAAACTATGATTACCGGGTTTGCTACCAACAACTGTGTTTGTTGTAATATTCGTTACTGTACTCGTAGGCCCTGAGCCTGTGGTTTGTCCGATACTACCTAATCCTGAACCAATATATTTCAATTGAAATGTTTTTGATACTATGTCACCACAGCCATTGAACAACTCAATTTTTACAGATGTATCTATGTCGCTCGGAAGAATATTAAGTTGTTTCGGAACATCAGCTTCAAGTGCACTGTAAACATGATAATCTTGAACAGGATAATGTATATGATAATACTGTTCGGGAAATTGATGTATTATTCTTTCAACATAAACATTTAATTTTAAACCAGCATCTGTAAATTCATACTCATTATTTGCATTGGGCGCAGATGCCATGTCAAAAGACTGCGTAACTATGTCAGGAATTGTACATTCATCGTAAACTGTAAGACCATTAAAAGATCCTATAAAAACACCAAGTTCATGTTTTACTGGAGGAACATCTGTATTTGTAAAATAATCCAGTGGTGACTTTTTAGAACCTTGTCCTTTAAGAGTAGTTAAGTCACCAAATTCAATAAAGGTATTTGAATCTGGATCAGTTGTAACCCACCATTTAGTATAATTATTTGCTCCATCACTTTGTAAGTTAGGAAGATATACGTCAAAACTTGCGCCCGAACTTGACGATAAATTTTTTGTTGTCGCATTCGCATAACACTCATGAAAAGAAACATTAGGAGTAAATGTGTCTTCTGTGAAAACATCAGCACTCATCGCATAAAAGTTAGCCCATCCTGTATTATTTGCTGTTCTCCATTCAGCATCATTTTCACCTTTATGCACAATTGTTTTTATGGGTGTTAATACTTCAGGGCGCCAATCATTTGTTCCGATTGAAAATGAATAGTCAACAGTCTTACCAATTATATCCGCATCAGTAACTCCTTTGACTTTAATATTATGAGAACCGATACCAGAAATAGTCTCAAGAACAGGAAAACTATTTGCGTTTGCCCAAGCACCACCATCAACAGAAATCATCACATGACTTACATTTCCTTCTGAGCATTCTTCCAAAGGATATGCCATGATTTCAATACTTACAGGACCTGTTGAATGAAAATGTCCTGTCTTGTTACGAAGAGTGACTATTGGTCCAGGAGGAGGTGGCGGTGATGGTATCCAATATATTGAACCACCATTAGTTCCGTCATGGGAATCCTTAACACTTACGCTAACACTATATTCATGTAGTCCATCACTTTGTTGTATATTTTGATCTTTACCTAAGTACCAGATACCATTTGTTGTATAACCATTCCCTGTTGTACTTAGGTAATCATAGTCAAGACTAGACCAAGAACTACTCCAAACTACTGTGCCACTTCCGGTAGATCCGGCAGGTCGTTCAGTAATCGTAACAGAGTTGCCCTTACCTCCGCCAGGATAACTAAATCCGTAACAATTGTTACCACCTGCGCCGCATGATTCAAAACCAAGACCAAAATGTAATCGTATAAAACCCTTTTCATGATAAGCCTGTCCTAAACCAACACCGCTTCCACTCGAAGGTGGTTTTGATATTCCTTTTAAATATTCGATAGTGGACATATTTTCTCCTAATCTAACTCAATATATTCAAATTCAACATTTCTTAAGAAATACGCATCAAGTAATCTTGGAGGTGATGAGAGTGGCTTATCTAAGCTCAACACAAATGTTCCGTCATCTGTTTCAGTCACCGAAGCAGCATCGACAATATGATTACTATTCACACTTATATTTACTGGAGAAGAACCAATCTCATGCGTGAATTCAGTAGCATTCATCAAATAGTTAAATTCATAATAAGATGCTGATGTTCCTTTACCACCAAAAATCATTGTCCTTGGATCCGATACAGTTGAGTATATAATACTATTCGCATTTACTGATCCATCCATGAATACATGCTTGAAGTATTTTGCCCAGTATTCAACAATAGGTCCGTTTGTTGCTGTTAGATATAAATCTGGATTTACATCATAAGAATGGAAAAATTTGTTTGCTTCTGAGAAACCATAAGAGCCATTTTTCAAAACTTTAAATCTTGAAGAATCAATTACTTCCTCAACACGAACTTGTAAACCACAATGACTATAATCATATTCATTGAGATGAGGGCTTTCAAAATGTGATACGCAATCACCAAAAGGATCATCATATGAATGATGAGGTTCTTCTTTTACTTTACGAATCGTTAGAACATCTCCAGGAGAATATCCATTTGAAATGGAATCATCATTCTCAAGAGTTTCAAGAACAATATAAGGATCTGTTCCATCTGTGAAAGTGACCTGTCCATTTTCTTTTTGATTTAGAATTTCTTCAATCGCTTCGAAGTGTTCTTCATATATAAGCTGACCTAAATCCTTTCCTTTGCTCTGTAGAAACGCTTGAAATAAATTATAGTCATAGGCTTCCATGAATTTTTCAACACCTTTTTTCACATTGAAAACTGGTTTAGCAGAGAGTCCTGTTGGTGCTTTTGTGAAATCATTTCGATTATGATGATATAAAATTGCTCTTGAGGGGTAATTTGCTAGAGCATTGGGTTCAATAGCAGGAGGAATATAGAAAGTTGGGCTATCTTCATTATAAGCATTTGTTGTTGTATTGTATAATCGGAATTGACCAACACCTTCAATATCAAATCCATTCAAATACATAGCAGGTGAAGGTTCTTGAGATTCAATGTTAAATCCAATGCGATTGACCGTACCTTCAAATCTTTCACCGTAATTATAGTCTGGTGTAATTTGAATGGTTGTTTGACTATCTACCGAAGATACTTTATGATATATTTTAAATTCAGGTAACGCTCCTGAGATACCAACATTTGATGAACGAGAAAACTTTTCAAAACGAGTGAGTGTTACTCCTTGTTGACCCGCATTGATCGCAACATTATCAGTTCGATAAACACCTTTCAACCGGTTTCCTTCAATTGCTTGAAAACGATATTTTACACCATTGATTTGAATTAAATCACCCACTTCATAAAAATCAGAAACAAATCGTCCTGAATCTAAGTTTGGAAATTCTATTTGTGAAATATAATTATTGATTGTATCTGGATAAAGATTGACTGTATCAGTTCTTTCTTTGAGTAAGTCAAGCATACCAAATTTGAGAGGTCTAATACCGGCAATTCTATAAGTAGCATCATAAGTAATTGTATACCCATCAATTAATGTTTGTTGTTCCGAAGGATGTACTACTTGGTCAGTTAAGATATATTCCATATCAGCAATTTGAACACGAATATCATTATGATATTTCTTTGTAAAATCTGTTCCTGAATAGTATATTGTATGTCCGCCCATCGTATAGAAAGTACCACCTACATATCTTGTGGGGAAAACAATTTCTATAATATTACCTACTTTAAGTTCATCTTCAAATCTTGTATTTGTTCCTGTAACAGGGTCTCTTTGATACATTACAGAACCGGAATAAACAACATCACCTAAGCCAGTTCCTCTTGCGAGAAGATCGTAAGAACTTGCAGTATTACCTGTGAATGTAAAGGTATTACCTGAATCATCTTCTCCTTCACCTTCCCACTTTGTTGGATTATATTCAACATCAATGTGAAGTAAATCGTCTTCATCATCAGTTACAAGAGTAAATGTTGTATTTGAATCAATAATAACAGTATCTCCAGGACCTGTATCATCTCCTGGTCCTGGAGTAAAGGTTGGTTTACCTGGGCCACCAATTGGATTACGAATTGTTCCTGTTCCTGGATCACCAGGAGAAACTTCAGTAAATCCCGTAAGAGCAAAACGATTTTGTATAATGACTCTTTCTCCATCTACAGGTGAACCATCCATCACCATACGAAGTCTCAATGGCTTAGGTTGAATATCTTTTAGATAAGGGAATCCGTTATTTGGTGTGTTATATGGATATTGATTAGTTCCATAAGGTATAAGAATATTCAAGTCAGGTCGGTCTAAAGCACCTGTTGAAATGTCTGTAGATGATACACAATTCTCTGTATCAGGTATGTTTCTCAATAAACTACATTTCATGTATGGCAGCCAGGGTAGGTCAGGATCATTTCCACCATCACGATATTTAGGAATAAATGAAGTCAATGGTAGCTCAAGTTTATTTGATGCTGTAAATGCTACTGATGTGCCATTCACTACAGCATAGGCTTCACCTTCCATGTTGATTGCTTGAACAAGAATACTTTGCGTTTCACGGCTTGGTGAATCAACATAATAGTTGAAAGCAAATTTAGCAAAGTTACCACCACCTTTGAGGTCTGTTGACTCAGCACCTGTTGACCAAAATTGCTTTCCTGCTCCTGCTATACCATTCCATGATGAAACATAAATGTCATTGATACGACTGGCAAATGTTCCGCTAGTTTGTTTATAACTATAGCTCGAAGCATTATTCATAATCCAAGTACCTATTGAATCACGATTTATATTACCACTATAACCGGCATTCATTGGTGAGACTGAAAATACACCACCTGAAAAATTGTTAAAGAAAGAAGGTGCTACAATATCAGGATTGTCTGTAATTTTTTGACTACCAATTGTAATTGCTGAAAAAGGATCTGATCCTACCGTTGAAGCAGAAGTAACACCTGCGGCAGGAAAAGCTTGCTGAATCATTTGTAAGGCATTATCACTACTTTGATACCCACCAATAATTGCGTAAGATTGTGAACCCGTGTTCATATAAGAATCTTCAACTAGAACAAGTGCTACATTTTTTGATCCAGTTGGTTCAATTTTATCTTGCCATGGCAAAGCACCTAACATATTGAAACGATAGATGTAACGATTGATTTCACCTTCTTCTGTGATATCGTGTTGAAGTCCTCTTAGAAATGCTCTTTTCATTCCAAGGGCTGTACATACACGAAGAATTTCAGATACTTCCGTGAAATCATGACTTCTCATTTCTTCAATAAGAAAATTCGCATTATCAATGATTGTTTTTCTCATTTGCTGAATAGCAGGTGGTGCTTGAAGAAGTTGTTGCTTTAGAACTTTTTTCTTCTGAGCAAGACCTATATTACCTCCGCCTGCTCCTACGGCAGTGGGTGGTTGAGAAGCTGATGCCATAATAAATTCCTATTAGATAAATGGTCCGGGGTAAGGTATGAATAAAGTCTTCGGATCAGAAACTGTAATTACAATCGATGTTGCTTGTAAATGAATAGCATTTGCGAGTTCAATTGAAAATGGAACCGAATTCAAATTGAATTTACGAGCAGCCGCTACTACTGAAGGAAGCATAACAAGACCAGGAGAAACAGCATTTACTTGAAACACTGTATATAATCCCATCAATCCTTGCCAAACAGCCATTGAAAATTTTAAAGCAAAGATTTCAGGAATTAGATTTGGTGTACGAAAACATTCGATCATTTGACCGTAAGGAAATCCCCAGCATACGAAAGATCCAAAAGCTGCATTATTTCCTGTAGATAGATAATTTGTAATATTATTTACAACTCGTACACCAATGATAGATGGATCAGGTGTGGGTGTTGCAAAAGCTGAAATAAATTCAGGATACATCACTGCGGGGGCTAAAGCCATATCAAAATACCATTGTTTTTAAACATAAAGATTGAGCAACCCAAGTTGCTAACATAGGATTTGTAATTAAGTCTACGGGCGTTGTTGGTCCCATTGCTGTAAGATGAGTGTGTGACCAAAAGGCTTTGAGAAAAGAAGGACCTTTCAAAGCAGGCTCACAAGCAGCATGAGAACCCAAACGAACTGCTCCACCAATTGAAGCAATTGAAGTATCAACACCTGAAGTCATTCTTGTTGCTGTACCAGAAAAAGCATGTAATTCTGTTTCTGAATAAATGACTGTTGCTGCTACTGAGTGTGTAAGCACAGCAGCATTCGCATGAACCATAAAGTTGACAGCAGCATTATTAATAATGTTTGATGCTGTTGAAGTTTGAACAATCAATCCTCCAGTTTCTTCAATCATACCCATCGGTGTTGTTCTTGTGCGAACACTGTTTAAGAATTTAGCTTCTGAAACAATGTCACCAAAATAGGATTGCCAATAAATATATCCTGTTTTTGTCTGACCAACAATACTTCCTGGATGTGTTGGGTGAACTTCAATCATAGGTGATGGTTGCTGTTGAGCAATCGAAGCGATTGAAGTAGGTAGAGCAGATGTAACTGTGAGTGATGCTGTATCAAAAACCCATCCTTTACCTCTTGCTGAAATTCTTGTATCACCATCCATTGCGTTCATTTCAATGTGACCATGTGATGCTGTTACCTCAACCGCATTTGGAAAAGGTATGTAGAAAGGTAACATTGTAAAGGTATTCTCAGCATGAATCGCAACTGTATGACCAGCACTCACATGTATGTTATCACCAGCACCCCAAGTTGAATTCATTTTTGAATTGAATCGTATCGATCCAGCAGTCATATCATATAGACCACCCGCATCAATGCGATAATTATTTTCAATTTCGTTTATTTGGTCACCAGAATTGATTTGAAATAAGGATGGTGTGACTTGAAGAATACGATTCAATGCTTCATGCTTGAGAGAATTTGTAACAAAAGTTGTTTCACCTGTTGGAACTTTGATTGTAAAATTACCCTCTTCTACAGTTAAATTATAATTCGCAGAACCTGCTACTCTTACTTCGTAGTCTTCTCCACCAAAATTTCCAGCATTGACTAAGAGAGCAGCACCTTTACGATATGTTTCATACTTTGATCCTTTAGTATATTCAAAACTATCTGCTTCAACAATATCATATTTCTCATTCATTGTTTGAGAAACTAATTTACCATCAGGATGTATTTCACGAAAGGTTCCTGAGCGATGATATTCATGAATTCTTTCCGCCTTTGGTGTATCATCATACTCAATGATATGACCAGACTCTGTTTCTTGTACATGATTAAATGGATATACAGCATTATAAGGAGATGTTGGTTGATTGTAACTTACTCCTTTGCGAGATGTTTGAATATTTCTTGTTTCATTTAGATACTTTGAAAGCATCGGTTCTTTCATCGCCTTATTTGTTTCAGCGATTGTTGAAACAGAAGCACTTTCTTCATCTAAAAAAATATTACGATCTTGAACACCTCTCGCAAGTTTAGGAACAGTTGAATATTCTTGGCTCTCTGTTCTTGGATATCTTTCAACATAATCATCTTCTTCAATTTCAGCACCTAGACGGTCTTTATCCTTACGAATATTGACCGGAGGTGAGGGAAAGCCTCGATTTTCAAGATGATGTTCTTCACGAACATCTTTGAATCCGTAAGCAAACCAATCAGGAGCATCTTCTGGATTCAGCTTATCTGGTGTGTGAGCATAACCACCAATTGAACCAATCACTAAAGGTTGTTGAGCTTCTTCTCCATCAATGAAAAATCCTACAACCCAAGAACCCTCAACAATACCTGTTGGACTTTGACCCACATCTGTTTGTGCTGCTGATGTCACTGGCTGCATCACCATTGCCCATGGCAAATCTTCAGTTGGTATTTCAAAACGATTTGGTGTGTGATGTCCAAAACAACGAACACGAACACGACCTAAAAAATTTGGATCCATTCGATCTTCAACAACACCAAAGAACCAAACTAAATTTTGTCCAAAGTTTAATTTATTCAGGTCAAACATTATACATTTTTATTTGTAGAGTTAATGAGTTGAACTTCAAGTTTTCTTAGTCTTGTTGCTAAGTTATAATCGTTTATAATCTCAGATGAAAGAATTGAAGTTCTTACAATATCTTGCTCTCGTTCTAAATCTAAATCTTTTGAGTTGACTTTGATTCCAATTTCATTTGATTTCTTTTTATCAGCAATATCAAATCGATAATTTGTTGAAATCGAATCAGTGACCATTTCAACGAGAATACGATATTTACTATCTAGACTTACATTATGATGAATTCTTGTTACCATGTATTTACCCGACAAATATAAATCACCTTCGGTATCCTGATGACGAGGAACATGAAAATGAACAAGGTCACCTACAGAAAGTCTACCTGAGCTATCACCAGCTAATTCAACTTGAACAACTAAAGCATCTAATTGAGCTTGCATGCTCATTCGTCTTTGATACATTTCTTTGCGATGGTCTGAATAATCTTGAGATTCAGGATCGCCCGAATGAAACATTACAAGTTCATTGATTGTTGCTGGTGCTTCATTTTTAGGATCATGTAGAACATCACTATTTCGAGTTGTCAGTAAATAACCATCGTTGTTTATATGATGTTGTTTTGACGCCTCATCTTGATAATAATAAGATTTTGTTTCAAACTTTCTTTTCTCTATATCAACATATGAAACTTCAGAAGAATACATTCCTCTTGACATGTTTTGTAAAACATCAAATCTTTTAACTACTTTATAATCATAAACAATATTCCAAGAAAATTCAAATTCTTGACTTTTATCTTGAGAATCTTTTGGTATATAATATATTTTTTTTACATAATCATCATTTTTTGGTTTATTCTTAAAGATATCTTCGAGGCTTACAAATCGAAAACGATTAATATCTTGAAAGAAAAAGAATAAAGAACCAGAAGGTGAAAGATTTCTTTTACATAATTTATTGATTACACGAAATGGTGAAAGACTTGGCGCAATATATTTCTCAATGTAAGGTGTTGTAGTTTCAACTGAATAATAATTATTATTCACATCTTTATTTTTTGATAAGTATCCACCACTATCAGTTGTTTTTACAGTTTGTTCATTGACTAAACCTAATTTTTTCTCACACAAATAAGCAACTACATGAGACAATTTACTTTTTGGAAAAGACATCGAAATCTTTTGTTTTTGATTTCGAAGAGCAACCTCTGAAATTAGATGTAAAGTATACATCTTTGTTTCTTCATTGATTTTTTCAATATTACTAATACTCGTTACACGAAACTTTAGTTCAATTGCAATTGCTGTATTCATTGAACGAAAAACAACATATAAAGTTTCTTCACCAATAAAAGGAAAATCAGTAAGTAAATTATTACCATCAATCAGTGTAATTGTACCCGATAAACAATTTGAATATAAATCCTCATAGATACTAAAATTTTCAAAAATAAAATCAAGAGAAATCTTTTTCTGTAAAAAAGGCGCTGTTTCATCGCCTGAAAAGATCTTTGGTGTTTCAATAGTAAGAGCAATTAATTCGTAATCACCTATTTGATCTGGAAATAAATCACTTTTTAAAGTTTTATTAAAAACTCTTCTCATAACTCAAACATTGATGATAGTTCAGAATATATACGAAATGCTACTTTTGAAGAAAATACTTTTATATTTTTCTTTTCTTCATTTTCACGAATAGCTTTTTGATATGCAGTTTCTCTTGTGGGTTTTTGTCTTTCAATTAATTGACCTTTATGTACTTGCGATGCTCTTCTTGTAACAGAAAATCCTAAATTAGTTCGCTCATTAACTGTCTGCTCACCATCTGTTTGTTTGAGAATCATGAAATTATGTGTTCTCCGTTTATATGCTAAGTTCAGTATTTCCCAACTCCTTTCGCTCACTTCATGACCAAATTCAGAATAATAATGAGCATATGTTTGATTTGAATTTTCAAGTGAACCATATTTTTGAATCAATTGAGTCTCAACAATATCATTTGAGATCGGCCATTCATCATATATGCTGTATATCTTATTCAGTAATAAAATCATCCAAACATAATCGTATGTTCCATAAAGTTCATAAGATACTTCTTCTGGTCTTTTATCATTTTCAATTAGATAATCAAGAATAGTTAAATTATCTTTATACTTTTCAATATATTCAAAAAATTTTATACGAACAGAAATATCAATCATTGAATATTTTTTATCGTTGGCATAAAATGTATCAAATCTTGGAAAGTCTGAAAAAAACTTCATGTAAAACCTTAGTTTAGAATATGAACATCATCTACATGATCACGATTATAAATTACATTTTCTTGAAGTGTTAAGTTTAATGTAGTCGATGTGTAATATTTTTTACCATCTGATTCAAGAAATGAAATTTCATTAAGTCCACTATTTTCTTGATTGTTATTGTGCGAAACATCCACTCTTGTAACTACAGCAGGTAAGAACTTAAATTTCATAAACTCTTTTCCGTCAACAAAAATTTGCATTTGAACTTTGTTTGGATAAGTAAAATGATTATTGAAATTTATTGTTTTTTCAAGTTGATCATTGTTTACAATACCTGGTAAAGAATTTTTTAGAAATGCTTTTTCAATATCACTCAATGTGATCGCATCTTGTTCTGTTTTGGGTACAAGATTCCAAGACGGATAAAAGACACGATAATACATATAGTTTTCACCAGAAAATAATGTAGTCAAATTTGGATTATAAGCAATACCTAAATTATATGGAAAAACTTTGACAGTTGAATCTTCTGTATTTAATAAACGATTCAAACCCCAAGCTTCTGCTAATGTTTGAAATTTAATTTCTTCATCAGACCAACCTAGTGATATTGCTTCTTTTAAACCATTTGGTGTTACACCAAATTCTCGAGCATTTTCAAATAATACATTGTTAACAATACCCAAACGTTCAGGAACTGTTCTTGATGTTAGGTCTTCGTAAAATAATCTTCCTGGTAAAGGCATTATAATGGATGGATAAACAATCTCTGTGAACGCCTGAGTTGTTTTTAGATCCTTAAAATTTGATTTATGTCGATAAAAACTGAAGTAAATATAATTCTGTTTATAAGGAACTGTTCCCAAATCATAAGGATATTTTAACAATTTATATTCTGATTTAGGCTCAGGTTTTCCTAATGACTTAGCATTTTGTGTATATTTCTGAAGTAATGCTTGAACCGTTTCACTCTGTTCATATTGAATTTGTCCAATAGGACTTATATTATTAGGTCTTTGATAACCAGTTGGTTCAGAAATATGTTGTGGTAATTCAGCACCGTAACTTTTTGCCAAAGCAACAAGTTGTTTTGAGATTTTATCTTGTTCAATGAGTAACTTTTGTTGGTCTGGAGGTGTAGCTGTTAATCCCATTACACACTCTCATATTTAACAACATGTGTTGAATTGAATTGTTTTTGTTCTCTTACCATCCAAGTTACATCATAAGAAGTGAAAAAATATTCATTATCTCCTGAAATTTGATCAGTGTGTTTGACAAAAGTATCCGCATCAGCACCACCCAAAATTGTAGAAAAACTATCTGTCATAAAAGGAAATGGAAAGTTTACAAGATGAGTAACTTCAGACATTTCTTTACCAACTTTTTCACAGACAGTAAATATAAATTCATGAGGAGCACGATAAGTTGAACTGTATAATTTATGATCGTATTCTTTTTTCTTTGTTACATCAGACTGTTCTTGTAGAGTTTCATCTGGTCTAGTTTCATCTACAAAAGCTGCAACTTCCTCTAAAGCATATTTAAATTCATCAACAACCGATACATCTGATAACTGAGGTAATGATGCTTTTTGAAGTTTTTTGAGAATAAGTTCAAGTACAGTTGCATCTTCATAGGTTTTTGGACGAAAGGTCCATCTTAAGATCAATTCTCTTGTAGGACCACCAATACCTTGAAACATGTTTGTGAAGTTTGGTGCTCGAGCAAAACCAGCACCTGCTCTCAATGCCTGAAAACTTTGATCTTCTGTTTTTTGAATTTGTTGTTCTAACCAAGTCGCCGGTAATTTTCCTAAGTTATCATAAAAACTTGACATACTTTCTCCCATCACACGACCTATTTGATTCATCGTTCCTTCAAGCCCCAAGATTTTAGTCAGATTTGCATTCTCTGTTTTCAATGCTTCAGCAACAGAACCTAATTCTTCAGGACTATAAAGTAAAGAATGATTCTCTTGTAACAAACCATTAGGAACTGGTAAATAAATAATCATGTAAGGATTACGATTCTTTTCTTTTATGTTGATCGCAAAAGCTTCAATCCTCATGAAAAATTTTTGAAATTCTTCTGGGTTCGCAGGATAACTAAGTATTAAAGTTTGTTTTGGATCTTCAATTATATTCTTTGAACCTCTTTTCATGGTGCCAGTTGGGGCAACTGACAATGTTCCAGAATCATTCGAAGTTCCTTGAGGTTGTCCATTAATTGCATCATATGTTTGTGGTCTTGCTGTTCCTCGAGGATTGACAACTTTATATTCAGTATCTGGACGATCATAGGGCCCTAAACCCTCTGCTGAAAAACCTGAACCACCTTTTAACTTCTGTTCAGCTTCTTTTATTTCATTGCGTGTGTTTTTTTCTTGAAGATATTTTTTCAAATCTTCTTGAAAAACATCTATTTTTTTTGATTCAATTTGTGGTGGTGCTTCTTCTGGAAGTTTAACTGTAGGGTTTTTACTAGTATTTGGTTGATCACCAGACCCTGAAAATCGATCCCCAACAGAACTATTATCTGATTCTAATGTATTTTTTTTAAATAATTCTTGAATTTGTTGAGCAGTGGTTACTCTTCTAGGACCGTTATAAGCCATATATAAAACTATGAGAAAAACTAAATTTCGTCAGGGAAAGTTCTTCCCTAAAAATGTTGAGAGGTACAAAGGAAACTCGACTGCAGTTATTTATCGTAGCAGTTGGGAGAAACGAGTGATGCACTTTTTTGACACTTCATCCAATGTTCAATGGTGGAACAGTGAAGGTCTAATTGTTCCCTATTTGAATCCGATTGACAAGAAAGTCCACAGTTATTTTCCTGATTTTGTCTACATGAGCAAATCAGGACAAGCCTACATGATTGAAATCAAACCATATCGTGAAACTCTTCCACCTTCGAAACGCCTGAGAAATCATAAAGCTGCCGTGATTACCTATATTATCAATCAGTCAAAATGGAAGCAAGCTCAAGAGTTTTGTAAGAAGCAAGGCTGGCAGTTTGTTGTCTGGACGGAGAATGAACTCAAGAAGATGGGAATTTAGTGAAGAAACGTTTTTAATATATTAACAATTTTCCACTTGACAACGTAACTACGTTGTGTTACAATGCAATCTGACGTGTTCTTTCCCATCAACCACGCAGGAGTGAAATGAAAATATATCATATTGATAACTACCTTTCTGAACTGGACTCAAATCTCTTCTTTCGTCATAAAAAATATACTTCTCTGATTAACTCACCCACTGGCACTGGCAAGACAGAAACAATCTTTGACCGAGCAAGAACTCAAGAGAAAGTGATTGTTGCTTTTCCTTACACTTCTCAGGTCATTCAACAGGCAAAGAAGAACCCTGGCTTTCAGTGCTTGTATGATGATGCTCAATACTCAACTGAGAAGACTCAGAGAATTATTTGTACCTATGACAAGCTTGTCACCTTAATTAATCATGACGTCAATCTGAATGAATATGAACTTCATCTAGATGAATGCCACAATCTCTATGTTGCTGCTGACTATCGAGATCGAGTCATGTACTATATTGCGTCCTCCATACGCCAGAGGGCTTACCAGCAGGTCTTTTGTTACTCTAGCACATATGACTCGAAGTATCTCAGTAACTATCTGGTGATAGACCAGCACTTTCGTATTCAGAAGAATCTTCCTGTTCGGGATGATGTTACTTGTGTTCACCTTAACAATCAGAAAATCACGCTCAATGAATCACTCTATGACTATATTCAGAAAAATGTCTCAGTCGATGAAAAAATTCTCATCTATCGCAATAACAAAAGTGAAAACACCGCCTTGGCTGATCTTCTGGAAGATGCGGGTATATCGACAACGCTTGTGGATAGTGATTGCAAAAATGAGCAGGAGACAATTGAGCTTCTGGAGAACGAAATGCTTTCAAAGCAAACAAAGGTCCTCATTACCACATCAATGTTGACAGAAGGAATCAATCTGCTGAACAATAACATCACTCAGATTCATTACATTGATAAGAGTAAGAGTGCTGCTACCATTCGTCAATTCGCAAGTCGGGCGAGGAACTCTACTCATAAAACTTTCGTCTGGTACAAGAAGGATGAGACACTTCATGTGAAGAAGGATATCTTTGAAGAGTGGATTGATTTCATTGAAACATCTGGTCGGTTGGAGAAAAACTACAACAGTCTTGTAGCTGACACGCCAGATCATCTGAAACATAAACATATCAATCACTTGCTTCGTGGTTCTTCCATGTATGACCGAACCTGGAGACAGAAAGGTTTTCGTAATGTCAGTGGTGAGATCAAGATTGATTACACCAGAATTGCGAATTATTTTTACGAGTTAGATGTGACTAATCAAAGTCACAACTCATATATTCTGGGTGAAGAACTGGAGAAGTATGATTTTGATGTGTATTATATCAATTACGATACATCTAATATTGATCAATCTGATATTGATTCCTCAAAAGAAAAGTCCAGAACTGTTCGTGCGATTCGTAAAGCGGAACGTCTTGAAATTCTTGAGGGTTATCGAGATGACCAGATTGATGTGAGAAAGCGATTGAATGTTTTGCTGAGAAAAAAAGGCAAGACAGCCAATGAAAATCGTGAAATCAAGATTGCGAAAGAATGGATTGCACTGAAGAAGAGTAATGTGGCGGAAGATGATATCATTCAAATCATTCGTAAAAATAACACAAACAAAGCCAAGTTTCGTTTGTCATTAAAAGAACAGCAGAAGAATGATCTACTCTACAGTGAACTTTCATCACTCATTCATTTGAATCAAAGATATGATGTAACTGAGAGAAGTAATCTACTTGTAATTGCTGAGAAAAACATTCGAGACAAACATTCAATTGAACTAAATATAAGGAAAACAAAAAACAATGAGATTCATGGTAAGATTAGTAAAGGTATTTTTAATACCTTGTTTAATACAGAGTCTCATGTCTACAGCGGCAAGCATTCAATCTCAGTCACAAACTTTGATCCGCTGTTCTTTAAAACTACTAACTGAACAATGAAAGATGACTTTAGAAGAAGCATTTGAATATCATCACGAAGAAAATTTACCTTACTGTTTCAATCTTTTTCAACCTTACAGTAAAAAATTCTACGAGTTTTTTGCTGAAGCAAAAGAAAGGAAATTCACACATGAAGATGATCGAGAACTTTTTGAAGAAACAGATTTAGGTGAATTCGATACCTTTGAAGGTGCCTGGGTGCCTCTTGACTTACCTATTCTTTGTGAATCAAAGTCAGAGTATCAAGGTAAGAAAGTTGAACTGAACAAGCCAAAGCGAGGTGGTGACAAGAAATTCTATGTCTACACTCGCAATCCGCAAACAGGGAAGGTTATCAAAGTTTCTTTTGGCGCTGAAGGTGGTGGTGGAAGTTTGAAAGTTAAGTTTAATGACCCAAAGGCAAGAAAAAACTTTGCTAGCCGTCATGATTGTGCGAATAAGAAAGATAAAACCAAGGCATCCTTTTGGAGTTGCAGGTTGCCTCGGTACGCTGCAAAACTTGGTATGAGTGTGAACAATCCAGGAGGCTATTGGTAAATGAACACTTTGTTCAGAATGGAAACATTCGAACAATTGAAAATGATCCAAGCCATTTCATTTGGCATCAAGATGAATTTGACCGCATCATCTCTTTAATTTCAGGCGACAAATGGTTTCTACAAATGGAACATCAGTTGCCTGAAAAAATAGAGAAAAACAAAAACATGTATATACAAAAAGAAGTCTGGCATCGTGTGTTCTGTACAAATACGAATGCTGAGAATCATCTAATCATTTCAATACAAGACATTCAATGAAATCTTTTAAAGAATTACACGAAGAATATCTCGAGGAAAAAAAATATCCTAAACTGAAACAACGCAAAGATGTTAGTTCAAAAACTAAAAGCGGTAAAGATAAGTCAACACCTGAAAAAAATTATCATGGTTTGAGCAAAGGTACCGCACAGGAAAGAGAGGATCATTGGAAGAAGCAGAGAGAAAAACATCATAGTGACTCTTCAGCTTACACACCCGCACCTGGTGATAAAAACGCCAAGACAAAGCCTTCCAAATATACAAAGGCCTATCATAAAAAATATGGTGACCCTTCAAAGGAAAAGAAGAAGGTCAGCGAAGATGTTGAAGGAGTGAACATACCATCCGAAACTTCAAAAGAAATTGAAAGACTTTCTAAATCATATAATGTAGAAGTATCTGAAATTGTAAAGCTTTATCGTAAACTTTACGAAAGATATCGAATTATGATGAGAACTGGTAACAACGCAAGTGTTCCGAATGAAAAAGAAGCAAAGATTCTACAGGGTTCAACAATGTCGGCTATGAAGAAAGCTTTAGAGAAAAAAGATGATGATGTAAATTCTGAAATAAAAAGAAGAAGAATGGGTGGTCAAGAACGACCTGTTCGAGAACCTCAGGATGACCGTTTCGCTGAAATGAAAAGACGTTCACAAATGGAGTCAACTGAAAGTTCAATTAAAGAACGTGTTTTAAATGAATATTATGAAACTGTTTTTGAGGTAAATCCTGTTGAATTATATGGTGAATATTTGGAAGAAGGAAAAGCCGATACAGGATTAGCCGCTAAAGCCAAAAAAAGTGGCATATCTTTAAGTACGTTAAGAACTGTATATAATCGAGGGATGGCAGCATGGCGTGGTTCACATCGACCTGGAACTACACCTCAACAATCGGCGAATGCTAGGGTAAATTCCTATATTGCAAAAGGTAAAACTTGGCACACTGCCGATGCAGACTTACATGGCGGAAAAAAGAAAGATAATAAAACCAAGAAAAAGGGATCATCCACAAAACAATCAACTAAACCACGTACTAAAACCGGAAGAGGTGGAAGGACTAAATTACATCCATGAAAACAAAATGTTGTGTGCCAACTGTAATACACCATATAAAACCACGTTATATTGGTGGTACAGATGAGCCTGAAAATTTGATAGAACTAACATACAAAGAACATGCCACAGCACATTTTTTATTGTGGCTACAATACCATGATGAAAGAGATTGGTTAGCATGGCGAGGCTGCGAAGGACTTATCGGTAAAGAACAAATACATAAAGAGATATGTTCAATCGCTGGTAAGAAAAGTTACGCTGAAGGAAAAGGAATACACGATAAGACAAAAAAATCTGAATGGGCTAGAATGGGCGCAGCCGCAGCATATGCAAAACACAAAGAAAAGATAGATGCCCAGCTGAGAGAGAATGCCCGTAGAGGAGCAGAACTTGGACTTGGTGGGCATGAAGCAGGTAAATGGATTTGGATAACTAACGGACAAGAGAGTAAGAAAGTTTTGAAAGCAGAACAACTACCAGACGGATGGCGCAGAGGTCGTCATAGTCGAAAGGCAGCATGAAAGCATTTAAACAATTCGTTATTGAAGAACAACTTTTAACTGAAGGTGGTAATTCACCTTTTATTAATCGTGAAACAGGACAAGTTCTAGGTCGTGCTGAACGTATGAACATGGCATCTGTAAATCGTAAACAGATTCAGGAGAAGTTGCTGACCATGCTTCAGGAACTTAACGTTAAATTCGGTAAAATGTTTGGCAAACCCTTATGGCCGTCTTGGTCAATTGTTGCGTCTGGTGAAGCTTTTAACGGTTCCAGTGAGCAATTTTTTGACAGCTCGATCTCTGATGCGGACTTCAAGAAATATAAGAAAACTGTTGGTGATATGGACCTGACAATCCCTCATGGTAATCTTGGACCTTTGTTTGACTTACTTGCTACTCTCGAAAATAAAAAGCTTGCTGGAGGAACTTTTATCTACAAGGGACAGAATAAAAAGAAACAGCAGGGACATCAAATCAATTCAATCTTTCAATTACAAAATCCAAAACTCAATCTTCAAATTGATTTTGAAGGTGTGAACTACGAGAAAGATAAACCAGACGCCTTTGGTAAGTTTTCACATAGTTCAAACTGGGAAGATATGAAAGCAGGTCTGAAAGGTCTGGGTCATAAACTTTTACTGATGAACATGGCAAGAGCCTTATCCGCAATGCATAATGTAGTTGTGCTGACACCTTCCTCAACTGCTGAAAACCCTAAAGTTTCGGAAGCAGAAACAGAAAAGTTTCCCACGAACTTAGCATTCTCTGTTGATAGTGGCGCTCGTTTTAAATACGAGCCAGTGATGAAAGGTGAAACGCAATTAGAGATCAATGGTAAAAAGGCTTACAAGAAACTTCCGACAAAGAATAGTAAATACACAACAAATCTAAAAGAAATTTTTTATATGATGTTTTCAAAGAAACCATCAGAAACGGATCTGATTAAGTTTCGAAGTTTTGTAGGTATTCTTTCATTGCTCAAAGAAAAGAAAATAAAAAAACAAGTAATTATAGACATCTTTGAAAACCTTCTTACAAAAAGTATGTTCTGTAAACATTGTCAGGGAACAGAAGTAAATAATCCAGATGGTGATCGAAATACAAAAATGATCATTGTCAATAAAATGGTATCAGAATTTTCGTATCTCAAGCCGATTCTGGACAAAGCTCAACCGATGATTGAAAAGTATTATCAAAACTATAAAGAAGTAAAGGTAGATTCATGATGACTTTTCGCACTTTCGTAGTCAGAAAAAATTACATAACAGAAGCCGCCTCAGGTAGACTTGATACAAGTATTGTAAATGCGGACAAAGCTTTCAAGAAGAAAGTTGAGTTCTTCTTTGTCTTAGATAAAACAGGTAATACACTCAATCCTAGAGAATATACGATTGAAGAAAAGTTTGATGGTGTCAAGTTGAATCTTTTTCGCAATAATCAAGATTTTGATCCAAAAGATTTTTCAAAGAATTGGATTGTTTCTTATAAGAACAATATTATGCATCCTGATGAATTCAAATCAGTTTCTGCTAAAAAATCAAAAGAGCAGGGAATTGGTATCACTCAGTATCGTTTAGTGTTTGATCACTTAAGAAAGCATCATCGTCACACAAAAAGTATACCAAAGAACACTGAATTCTTTATTGAATACATGATGAAGAAACCGACTCTCACTCGAGAGTATGAAACAAATCATTCGATGGTTCTGATTGGTTATGCTCATAATATGAAAATTGATAAGCAATCTGATTTTCGTATCTACACTAAAGAAACTACTTTAGAGAATAAAGAAAATGCTCACTATGCGGAGATGCTTGGAATTGAAAGCGGTGCGGTAGTTTTCGAAGGATCAATTGATTCTTATAATGACCTACATTCAGGTGCTAAGAATAAATCTTTGAAATCAGCTATTTCAAAGAATAAAAAGTTTCTACAGAAATTATATAAGGACCGTAATTGGGATGAACTTTATACTCTGGTCAAAGAAATATTTCTTGAAGTGAAAAGTGTCTATGGTGGTAGTAAGACAGAAGGTGTTGTAATCAAAGATCATTTGACAAAAAAGACATTCAAATTCTTACAAGATGACCAACATGATAAAGATGTTCGAGCAAATGTCAAATCAAATTATAAAATGAACGATGAAGAAGAAAATAATTATTATACAAAACTTCGTGAAATTGCTACTGAAATTTTGAATGACCTTGACCTTTCACAATCTTTCAGTGAAGTGATGAAAGAAATTTCAGCTAAAGTACATCGATATAAACTACCTACCAAAATTCACACAAAGAAAAATATACATCAAGTTCGTGAAGACTTACATTTGACTACGAAGATGAAGTTTGAAAAACTGAAAGAAGGTTGGGCTGGTGTTGTAGGCAAGTTCCGAATTGTTACAAATGAACATGTCAAGATGATTGAATCCGCTTTTGACAAAGGTTATAAAGGTGTGACTGTAATGATCGTTGCGGGTTCAAGAGATCCTGGATTAGCAAATGCGAGTAAAGAAATTCTTCAAGAAATCTTCAAAGGAAAGCCAATTGAATTTGTGATCGCAAAAACAGGTAACATTGTTTCTCTTGAAAGAAAAACTCGTAATCCAATTGTAGCCTATATATGTGGACCAGATCGTGAATTAGATTATGAAAATCAACTCAAGTCAGCAAACAGTGATGCGATTGTTGATACTTACGATGGTGGTAAACGAGGAGAAGTTTCTGCGACTCAAGCAGAAGAAGCATTGAACAGTAATAACTATGGCAAGTTAGCCAAAATTGTACACGAAATTGCACTTAAACAAATTGATAAATGGTCTAAGTTTATAAAGAAATAGGTACTATGAATGTGTTGATTGAAATTTATGGAACACCAAAAGAAATTGTTGTTGGAGAAATCAATGAAGAACAATATGAATTCTGGAAAGAAAGAGAACATGACCTTTTGTATGGATCTGAAGGTGAATTTCTTTCTTTCCAAGAATATTGTTTAGGAAAATATAATGAATATCAAGTCTATGAAGATTATGATTTTATTCTTGATGATTGGTCAGATGTAAATGATGTTTATACGAATATAGGATTTTTTCAAGATGAAAACCTTAATGAAATTGAAGTCAAGTTTACACAGGTTGACTCTGAAAATTCTTTGACTATATCATATACAGAACCTAAAATTGAAACATTCGTTGAAATTGATGAACCTGATGTTGGTTCTTTTCATTTCATAGGACAAGAAATTTATGAAAAACAATTATGTTTTTCTGCTACTGTAAATGAAGAAGATTTGAATGAAAGTATAGTCAAAGAACTATCTTTTCAGCAAGATATCATTTATGATCAAAAAATAATCACAGAGGTTTCTTTTCGAAATGTAAGTTTATTTAATAAAGCTAAAATAAATTCATCAGTGATTGAACAAAAATTCTATTTGAAACCTTAATTTGACTCAGATATCAAGCGGTCGTAATCGACTTTAATTTCATAAGTGTAGTCCTCATAGAAATGAAATTTGATCAAATCATCTTCAAGCCGCTCTAAATATAAGAGTTGAAATTTGTTTAGAAAAACTTTTTTTGAATCAACTTCACATGTAAAAAAATACTCAGAAAATTCTGATGTGTCGATAGATTCATAGCCAGGAATTTTCAAAGATGTAGTTTTATTGTAATGAACTGTAATGTTTTGACCTTCATATTCAATAACATTTGCATTTGAAAAATTAAATAAGAAATTATCAGCTTCGACTAAAATCATGATTCTCCTTACGATATAAATAATATAAGATTAAGTTATTTATCACAAAATTATAAAGGTTTATTAATGGCTAGAGTAGATTCAATTCAAAAACCTACAACTCTTTTGACTTTGAAAAAATCAAAGTCAGTAGCAAACGAAACTGCTGGAACATTAGCCGGTGAAATCATGCTGATTACAGATGATTTAGGTACTGTTCAGGGTGACATTCGCATTTCTTCAGGTAGATACTATCATACTCTTCCTTTTGTTCAAGTAGGCTCAATTATTTATTACGCAGGAGAACACGTTCCTGATGGTTATCTTATTTGCGATGGTTCACTTGTTTCACAAAGATTATATCCAGAACTATTTGATAAAATACAAAATTTTTGGTGGAAACGACCATTCAAACATGATAATCAACAAGATGCTACAGAAGTTTATTATGTAGGTTCAGGTGGAACTCGTCCAACGGGATCGTTAGAAACTTGGTTTTGGAGCAATTGGAAGATTAAATTTCTTCAAGAAGACCATCCTTCAGGTCCTCAATTTAATACATATGGCAAAATCTTTCAAGAAAGAGATGACCAATTTGAACCTTATTATCAAAAAATTCAGTATCCTTCATGGACTAGATCTTGGATTTCCAGTGAAATATCATCTCAGGGTAATTTTTTATTTAATGGCGGTACAAATTTTAACGCAGAATTTAATGCTGCGTACGGTCGTCTTCCTGATCCAGCAATAGATATAGTTCGTGATCCTGTTTTTGCTTTACCCAACTTTACAAGTTTATATACGGCTGAAGCAACAGAAAGAGAAAAATTACAAGGTTACTTTGTTCGTAATTTGAATGAAAATTATACAGAGTCGCATCCAGATTATTATAAAACTGAATATGATGAAAGAGGATTGTGGAATTGGTCTTATCATGATGGTTCAAATTATAGAAGTTCTGGACCAGTTGAATTTCATAAAATTATGAGAAGTTATAGTTCTCTTCAAGAAAATGAAGTTCGACGACATCGACATCGACTTGAAGATGTTGGTGAAGGCCCGGGAAGGTCAGGTAAATCAGGCGCTCATGCTCATGATTATCATGGTTCTGTGAATTCTACCAATGGAGATCCTTTAGGTAGAGCGGTTGCCGGAGTCGCCGGTAGAGAAGACCAATTCGGTAGAAGGGCAACAACAGTTGAAACTTTTGATTCTGGATGGCATAACCATTTTGGTTATGTAGGGTTTGGACATTCTGTAGACCATGAGGAGCATGAAACTTATGTTGTCAATAAAAAAGATGAAACTCTGAATTCTATTGAAACAAGACCATGGTCTTATTCAGTACAATTTTGTATAAAATACTAAAGGTATAATTAACAATGGCGTTACAATCAATTAAATCAGGAGCCTTCAAATTTTCAAAAACAATTGAAAATCTTGATAAAGTTTCAACAGCAGGTTCAATTATTATTTCTGTAGATGATGATACAAATTTGACAGGTGATATTCGTGTTCATGATGGTGTAACACCAGGAGGAATTTCTGCTCCTCCACCAGGAACAGTTTCTTATATTATTACTGAAAGAAAATTAATTGAAGAAGTATTTATAGCAAATGTTCATTCTGATTTTATAACAACAGCGCCTGGAGGAATTGGCAACGCTATTTCATTTTCAGCAAATTATCCAGCTTCTGGTAATTTAGATACTGGTCCTTATCGTTTTTTTGGTATTCAAATAGAAACAGAACGTAAAGACATACCTTTGGATGCTATTGATGCTTTGAGTGATAAATTCTTTTTATTCCCAACACTAAGAGGAACGGGTGAGACAAAATTTGATATTACACATTTATTAAGAGATTCATCTACGGGATTTCAGTATCCTTATACAAGTGAATTAATGTCATCAAGTGCTAGTAATCCTAATCGTAAAATCGAAAGAACTGGTTTAGTGATTCCCGATGATACTGAATTAAGCCGTTTTATGTATTCATTTGATGCTGATGCAAATACAATCACAATTTCTGCAGATGATTTTATTTTTCCTTTAAAGACAGGGGATAAAATAAAATTACAATATGTAGATGGTGATACAGGATTTCAAGATCCTGATGGTTGGTTTTATTGTGATGGTAGAAGAGTGAAAAAAGAATTTTATTCTGCTTTGTTTCGTGAGATTGGTGATATATGGAATATATCACCAAGTGATAGAGATATCTTTGATCCAGGTTTTTATATAAATCGTGCTACTTTTCCATTTCAAGATATTCGTGAATATTTTTCACAAGGATTTGAAAAAAGATTTGATGTAAATTATTCAAACGGAAGAGTTCGTGTATTTAAAGCACCTTCGGGATTACCAAATGATATAGTTGAAGTTCCAACATCAGATTATACATTAGGGACAGCCGGAGATGGTCAGACTTATATTCGTTTTCCTGATGATAAAATACCGCAATCTGGAGAAAGAATTTTAGTTGTTGGAACTCCAGATAGTGATGAATTTCAAATACCAGATTTTCGTGGGTTTTATTTGCGGGCTTGGAATTCAAAAAGATTCATTGATACAAAAGGTGTAACTCATTACACGCCTCCTGGAATTCTATCAAAAAAACATTATGCTGTTCAAAAACACTCCCACTTTATAGGACTTGCCACTGGTGGTAAACACAAACATAAATATATACCTTGGGAATTTGGTGGAAATTCACCATTTGCAAAAGCAGTTTGGGGTGATTGGCCAACAAATATGCCAACTGGTGAAAACTCATGGCTGAGTTCGTATACTCATCACAGCCCAAGTTTAATTGGAACAGGGGAAGATTTTTATGGAAAATGGCAACATGATGCAACTGAAGCTGAAGTAGGAAGTAATATTGATATAAAACGAAGAACTAAGTTATGGCAAGTTGGAGTAGGAAATTATTCAAAAGTAGAACCTGATAAAGCGCATAGAGGTTATAGTAATGCATCAGGATATCAAGATTGGTCTCTAGATGGTTCTTGGAATTATTCAAAAGATCATGTTTCGTACGTTCTTGGTTCAGGGCCTTGTAATATGGTTGATTTTGGTCCTTCAAGAATTGAAAACACGACTTTTAATTATCGTCATAAACATTTTATAAAATTTTCAAAAACAATTATTGACCCAGGTGATATTCGTGGAAGAAGTTCAGCCGCTCTTGGATATGAAGGTCCAGGTTCAGGCATTTTCACTAATGGGCATACATACCTAGGAACATCTCGAACTGGATGGCAAACTGAACATAACAATCAACCGGTATATGGTTACGAAAGCTATAACAGTGGTACTGGTGTATCAAAAGCTCAAGGTGGATATCGAGTTGAAGGTAGAGATACTACAAGTTTACATGAAGTTGATATCACAAATATAAAATTACCAACTTTTATAAAGTACTAAAATGTCTAGAAAAAATTATTTTTCAAATCGCATATCAATCAATCAAATTAAAGATGATTTAGGTATTATAGGTGATCCAAGCAGGGCTGCTTTAGAAAAACCTGGTATTCAAAGACTGAATAATTCAGCGATTCGTATAGTAAACAAGAGAGAATTTTCAGCATTTCGAGATTCTTTTATAACAACTGAAACTGCTTTTGATACTTTCAACCAAAAAAAGACAACATCTTCAACTAAAACTTTGCACTATCGTGATCCAGTTTCAAACGCTCACGCACCAGAACCTTATAGTTGTTTTGATGGTCCTGACAAACCAACAAAAGGGCAAATTGTAGTTATTGAAAATCCTTATTATAAAGGTCAACTTGATGGTGATATACGAATTACAGATGGAGGTAAAAGTTTTTCCGGTGTAACATTCCCACCAACTGGAACTTTGGGATATTTTGCTTATGATGATAAAACACCAGACGGTTGGCTTGAATGTAATGGACAACCTGTTTTGTATCGTAAGAGATTAGGTCAAGGATATGTTGATACTGAATATACAAGATTATATGAAATTTTATATTCTTGGGGAATATTCACTGATTATACAGATATTACACCAGATGCTACCTACGGTAAAGTTTTTCGAGCACCAAACTTAACAGGTTTCTTTGTTCGTGGTCTCAATGTAACAAGCACAGGCCTTGAAGATAATAGCAGTCTTCAAAGAAAACCTTTTGACCGAACAATCAACATTGATGTAGTTGATCATGAGCATACTGGATACAATCCTTATAATCGTCCTGAAAAAATTACAAAAGTTTGGTTTCGAAGACCAAATTATACTCCACATCGTTCAGGTGAGTTGGGTCAGTGGGAAGATACATCAAGCCCGCCTCCAGATCCGGGTAGAGGTTACAGAAATCAAAATGGTTACAGACATCATAGGCGAGATGTTCATACCGCAAGATATGACAGTAATTCAGGTAATAAAATAGCTTATCAAGGTGATGGCGCTCAAGGAAGATACTGGTATCCAACACCTTCAACAGGATATGAAGTTTATTTCTTTGGCCGAGGTGGTGGAAAATTTTCTCTTTATGGAGAAACAAATCCATATAGTTATGGTTGGGGCTATGATAAGTTATATTGGGATGATTATATGCTTGTTAATTATAAGTACTATAGAGGCGCTCCTAAAGGTTTGTGGATGTGGCATCACGATATTTGGCATCGCCATTCTAACTCAAATAGTCCATGGACTCATGGCTACATGAAAGTTTTTTATGCCAATGAAAAAAGCGCACATCCTTACGAAGGCGAAGGGGACGCAACTAAGGGACGCATCGATTACCAAACTTATGTTGAAGATTGGTCTCATGGAAATGATAATGGTACTTATCATCATGGAAATGCTGAAATGATGTGGGATGATTTATATGATTATAGTAACTTTGTTATAAATCTTGAGGTGGATAATCAAAACGCTGCTCAAACCACTGGCTGGTATAAAAAATCATTTTCAAATGTTGGCCAATATTGTGACCATGCGCCTGATTATTTAATAGAAAACAAGCAAACGGTGTATCAACAAAATGTAGTTCTTCGTCAAAATACTGGAAGACGATATGGAATATGGTGTGGTAAATATGCTAATCAATCATATTATTATAATTGGCAACGAGGTAGCGATTGGCACGATGAAGGTGTGACAGTTGGTGATGGTGCTGATAGTACTGGTAGATCGAATAGTCATATTTATTATCCAAATGCAAGTGTAGTTCGTAGAAAACATGAAAATGAACCCCCAACTGGGCCATATGGTACAGCTACAAGTTATAATGATAGCCAAGATGAATCAAAAAATAATTTTCGAAGAAATCCATGGATTTGGGGTTTTGACCGCCATTATCATAATAATATTATGACATATTATCGTAGTACTTGGTTTCCAGATCCTGATCCAGCCTTAGGGTATTCTGGTTGGCAGTTTCCACAACATTCTGACCATACACGATGTAATATTGATAAATTGACTTTAAGAAATGAGATTGGATGGAGGGCACTGAACAAAGATCGTTATGTTTATGATTCAAGCCGAGATGAAATTGATTATTTTTATTGGTCAAATGAAGGTGGTGTTGTTTGGAAAGAAAGAGGTAGTAACAGTAGAAATGATGATTTAAAATCGATATATATGCAGGCTGGTCATAGTGGTATTACACGTCGAAGGTATATGGCAAAAAATGATACATACACTCCGCATAACGATCACTGGTGGGTATCTTTTTGTTACATAACAAAACCTTCTGTTGATAGTTCTGGTAATGTTGAGGAGGCTCTACTAAATACAGGTGATAATGGAGCAAAAACTTCTTTAGCCGGAGATCACAATCATCTTGCTTTTGGTCATGAAGATAGTGTATTTTACCAAGGTCAAGAAGAAACAAGACCGCATAATGTGGCATTGAGAATGTTTATTAAGTATTGAAAGGATTTTTATGGCGAATTTAAAAAAATATAAAGATGTATGTGTAGTTGATGAAGATAATATTTTTGTTTCAATAGCAAGAGCATATTTAGATCCCAAAGATCCAACTCGTTATTTGGTTGGTGACTCAAGTTTAGATGTTGAACCTCCTCTTGTTGATAAGCTTCAAAAACATCTTGCTAAATGGGATAACGAAGAAAAACGTTGGAAATATATATTGCGACATGAATATGAAACGAATCCAGAAGCAGAAGAAAAATTTGAAGAACCTCCTCAAGCACCAATTGAAGGTTTTACTGAAGAGTCTGCTGAAACAGAAGCAATGGATATTTTATATTTTATTCGAGAAAATCGATTGAAAGATACAGATCCTTTTGTTCTTGTAGCCTATGAAAAGGGGACTGAAGTACCTAAATATATTCAAGAATATCGTCAAAAGCTAAGAGATATACCAAATAAAATTCGTGAAGGTAAATTTGAAAAGCCTGTTCTTTCTGATGTTTATAAAACAACTTCAGAAAATGTGAGAAGAACAAAAGCAACTGATTTGATTGTATTCAATCATTGGCCGAAAACTCCAGACAAAATTACACATGGACTCTAATAAAAAATATTGTGTCATTGATGAAAAAAATAAATTTGTAAAAGTTCTTGAAACAGACAGTGCTAATTATAACACAGTGTATGCTGTTCCACCATTTCTTCGAGCAAATGGGGAAGCTTTTTGGAAAAATCCAGGTTGGTCTATTAAAGTAAATCGTTCTGATCAAAAAAATCGTATTGCTCTATCTGAAGAAAAAGAAACAGCAATAAGAAATATCACAGAAATGACTGTGAAGAATAGAAAAATGAGCTATGTTGATTTTCTTATTGAACGACTTGAAAAAAGAATGGAACAGTATGATGAAATGGTGATTTTTTATTATGAAAAAAGAAAATTACCAGAACAATTTACAGGTTATAAAAAGAAACTTCAAGATGCATTGAATAGAGTAAAAGAAAATTATCTAAATTTTGAATTTTATTTTTTATATAAAGGTGACCAAAATCAGTCATTTTCTGAAACAGAAGAAAAAGAAACTATAAAAGTAATGATGGAGAATATTATTACTTCAAATGAAGAAGAATCAACTGATAGTGGTTTAACAGTACCACCAGGTGCTTTAGATAATATTCCTGAAGAATTAGAAATAAAATATACATTTGATTTGATTACGCAAAAGTTATTTACTGATTATACATTTGACTTAAAGAGAATGTTTCCTGATTTACTTGAAGAAGAGTTAAATTATCCCCTTGAGCTAAATTATTTTGTAGATACCGTTTCAGATATTATAAAAGAAGAAGAAGCTGCTGCACTAAATCAATGAAAGAAGTACCAGAATCACTCAAGCTTGAGTTCACTATGGCAATTCGAGAATTACAAGATGAAATTAAAAAACAACAAGAACGAAAAATGATTCAACAGGCAATTGAAGAATCTTTTTCAGAAGATAAAAAATGGAAGAAGTTCCAGACGAATTAGATTCAGGGGACTTAGATTTTCTTTTCCGCCTCGTTGTTGAGGCTCGTAAAAATAAAGATCGGCACAAGAAAAAAAATACTTGACAATTTACTCGAAGTATGCTATATATTAATGCAGTGTGAATGGTTCGCACTGCATCAGCAATTGCTCGATTGAGGATTGCGTCTGACTAACCTTGCTTATTTAGGAGGCAATATGTTTATTACAAATATATCTACCAATGAATTTGACCGTTTTCTACGTCATTCAATTAATGTATTTGACCACTTAGATGAAGTGTTTCGAGAATCTCGTTTCTCGAGCAACGTGACTTCAACGTTTCCCCCTCACAATATTCGCCAAAAAGATAATTCGTATCTGATTGAAATGGCTGTTGCTGGTTTCTCAAAAGATGAAATCACAATCACAAAAGAAAAAGATTATTTACATGTGGAAGGAAAGAAAGCTGAAGATGAAAAGAACGATGAGTATCTAACTTATCGTGGCATCGCTTCACGTTCTTTTAAAAAGTCTTTTGTGTTAGGCAAAAACATGAAAGTCTTGGCTGCTGATGTGAAGGATGGATTGTTGTTTATTGGTCTTGAGAAGGAAGTTCCTGAAAAAGATAAACCTGAGACAATTGAAATCGGATCAGATGAAAATATATTGTCAAATATTGTTTCGAGTGTCAAGAAATTGGCCGCATAATATGAAGGACGAGGTGACCAACAGGTCACCTCATTTTAAACACACACACCACAGGAGAAATATGTCTTACTTCGATCTACATACCACCTTTCGGTCCACCCGCTACCAAGAAATGCAAACTTATTTTAAGAATGAATATAAGCTTGACCACGAATGGGCTTTTAACAATTGGCTTGAATCAAAAACTGAAGCCAAAAAAAAAGTTTTTTCGCATATTGCTGCGATCTTTGGAGTCTTGCTTTTCCTACGGAGCAACAGCTAAAAGAAAAATATTTAAGTCAGGCGACTGACCTTGTGGATCTTGAACATCGTTTAGAAAACTGGGATCGACGAAGTAGTCGCCAGAATAATTCAGGCGTAACATATTAATATAACACACACACCACAAAAGGTAATTATGGCTGATGGTAAAAATCCATATCAAATTCGTCAAGAACTTCTGAATCAAGCACAATCGTTTGTTGAGAATGCGTATCAAATGCAACAATCTGTCATTGAACGAAATTTTCAACTTGCTGAAATGATGATGAAAACAAATGAAGCAGCAGGAGTGTCCTTGTTCAAAGCAACAACAGATAACTTAGAGAAATACTGTAAAGGTTATCCTGGTGTTGATGCTGTTGTTGAAGCAGCACGTGAGATGCAAAATTTTGTGGATAATAAATCAAAACAGTGATTTATTTGCTCCTAAATATTAAGGTCAATAATCTTCAGTATTTAGGAGCAACATGTTACACATTGGCGTTGATTTTTCCATCACAAGTCCTTGCGTTTGTTTTTGGAATACAAACAAAGAACATCTCTTTGAAAACTGTGACTTCTTTTTTCTAAAATCTCACAGCAAACAAAACGATTACCCATCAAATATTTCATTCGCAGATTCTTCATTTTCGAAAGACAACTCAATTCGTTTTTCTGAAAATGCTCAGGTTCTTAGGACTGAAATTAAAAAAAGACTTGACTCTTCACGCCATTATGCTATAATGATGGAAGGCTATTCAATGGGAGCAAAGGGTAGACTTTTTGACATCGGTGAAGCCACAGGAATTTTCAAGTATTTTCTTTCGCAAGAAAAAATTAACCCAATTATAATAGCACCTTCAGTGATTAAAAAGATTGCTACAGGAAAAGGTAATGCGAATAAACATCAAATGCTTGAAAAATTTTTAGAAATAAATAATAGTTTACTCGAATCACAATGGGTAAAAAATCTTATTACGGAAAAGCGTTTACAATCTCCGTTGACCGATATTGTAGACGCTTTTTTTATTGCTAACTCATTCACGGTTTCATATGATCAAGGCTAATATAGTTCAAGATAGTAGTCTTCCTACAGGAGAAAGATTATTGACATACAATCTCCGATATGGTAGACTTATTCATAGTGAACTTTTGCGGCATCGAGCAGCATCCCATTCAGTCAAAAGTTCAAGAGCAATTCCCACCAAGAAATATCGCAAAGAAGTTGAAAGCGATCCTTACATTCCAGTCAAATTTGGAACAAATCAGAAAGGTATGCAAGCTGGTAAACAAACAGCAGCCAGTGTAGCCTATGGTACTAAAATCTGGAAACTTTCAGCTAAGTTTGCTTGTATGGCACATTCACTCATGGAGTATGTGAATGTTCACAAAGAAGTTGCGAATCGTATTTTAGAACCTTATGTATGGGTTGAAGAAACATTGACAGTTGAATTTGACGCACTTCAACAAATTGCAGAGCTTCGTATTCATGATGATGCTCAAGAAGATATTCGTGCGATTGTTGAAGAAATGATTTATGAGGCAGAACAACATAAAGAGAGCAGTGTGATTCTTGAAGAAAATCAATGGCATGTGCCATATGTTATTCGTCAAGTGAATGGTAATATGATTTATAAAGATAATGATGGTAAAAACCTTACACTGGATGAAGCAATCATTTGTTCAGCTGCAAGGTGTGCGAGAAGTTCTTATGCAAATCATGATAATTCAACAACTACATATGATAATGATACAAAACTTGCTGATCGATTGATTGGTTCTGAACCAATGCACTTGTCACCCTTTGAGCATCAAGCAAGAGCATTTATCAGTCAACAAGAACGTTATGAATTTGGCTCAAATTTTCGTCATTTCTTTCAACAACGAAAGGCAATTGAGAGACAATATGCATCTACAAATCAAACCTCTGAAACCTTTGAAGAAGAAAACCTTCAGAAAGCTAGTTGAAGAGAACTGGAGAAGTCCGAACAAAGCAATTCTTCAGCATATCGAAGATACAGCAGATCGAAAAGGCTATCCAAACATACCGAATTGGCTTGACTTCACTCAGGGAAAGAATGAAGTCGAAGTCTATTCGACATTGATGAATTATATTCTAACAAAACAACTTCCTCTACCAAGTTCAAGAGGAACGGAAGAGGAAGCTCAAAAGGCTTTTCACAAATATAAGTATAAAACATTTTCACCTTTTGTTCATTCGAATGATATTGATCGAGAACTCACACATCGCTTGACTGAAAGTTTGAAATATAAACATGACTATTGTGATGAGTATACATTAGGTTATTTTCCTCAATATACTCGAGCAAATCCTATTTCAAACTATTTTGCTGAAGGCGAGAGATTGTTATGTGAAGTGATCAATAAAGAATCACCAACTTTTCTCTGGACAGAAGAGCATGGTGTTTCTCGTTTGATGGACACAATGAGAAGAATCGGTGTGAAAAAATTGAATGAAGCAGCCTTCAAAAGTTTCTTTGCTCATGCGGGTCAAATTGCTGCTCAATTTAATGTGAACACGGCAAAGAACATTTATAACACCGCAAAGGGAGACGTCATCTTTGACATCTCTTGTGGATGGGGTGATCGATTGACAGGCTTCTATCTCTCAGAGAAAAGCACATATTATGGCACTGATCCAAATCTAAATATGTTTGAGATTTATAAAGAGATGTGTCACACATATGAAAAATGGTTAGGTTGTGAAAGTATCCTTTATAAGGAAGGAAAAGATTATTTTGAAATTCATGGTAAGAAACATGTTCGTATCTACAATCTTCCCGCTGAAGATGTGAACTACGATGAAATACCAGATATTGATTTGACATTTTCATCTCCGCCATATTTTAATAAAGAACTTTACGGCAAGAATTCAAAGGCGCAAAAGAATCAATCATGGAGCAGATATGTCACAGAGGATGCCTGGCTCACAGATTTTCTTTATAAGATTATGGATGAACTCATACCTAAATCAAGAACAACAATGATCAATATCACTGATGTAGGTATTGATAAGAACCGAGTAAACATTTGTGATCCAATGGTAGAACGATACAAAGATTCTTTTGTTGGTATCGCAGGATTTCAACTTTCAAAAAACATGAATGTCAAAGAAGAGAAAGATTTATTCCGAAAAGATACAATTTATACAGAACCTATCTGGACATTCGGTGAACCTTTAGTTGAAAAAAATCGTGCTAAACTTTTAGACTTATTTTGAGGAATTATGGCATTACACCGCATCACTGCTATCTTTGATAAAGATAAAGTATTTGAAAAGATGATCAATTTAGATTATCTAATTTCAATTGAACCTTATGCTGAAAAGAATAGTTGTTACTTAAAGTTTGTAACAACAACAGAAGACTTTAGTTTTGTTTATAATAACATGGAAGACATGAAAAAAGATTATGACAAAATTCACGAAAGCATGTCAGACCAATTTAACTCAACACAAACAGTAATTGACGGATGTGTAGATATTCAAACATCTCAACTACTTACGGGGTAATATGAGAGAAGTAGACGTAGTAATCTTTGGCGCAGGTTCTGCTGGTATGTCAGTATATCGTGCCGTCAAGAAAGCAAACAAATCATGTATTCTAATTGAAAATCATCTTTACGGAACTACATGTGCGAGGGTGGGTTGTATGCCTTCGAAATTGCTGATTGCTGCCGCTCATGCTGCTCATGAAGTAAAGAAAGCTCATCAGTTTGGAATTCATACAGACTTAAACTCTCTTGAAATAAATCGTTCTCAAGTGATGAGAAGAATACGACAAGAAAGAGATCGTTTTGTTGGCTTTGTTCTTGAAGATATTCATGATTTTCCTAAAGAAGATATGGTGCTAGGTGATTATCATTTCATCAATGAAAACACAATTGAAAGTGAGATAGGTAGACAAATTCAAGCAAAAAGATTTGTCATTGCTACTGGTCAAAAACCATTTATTCTACCTGTTTTCTCAAATATACCTGATCGAATTCTTGATACAGAAGATTTCTTTAACTTTAAAATTCTACCCAAGAGTGTTGCTGTAATTGGAACAGGAGCGATTGGTCTTGAAATCGGACAATCACTGACAAGATTGGGTGTAAAAACAACAATCTTGGGAATTGACCGTTTAATTGGTACACTTACAGATCCTGAGCTACTCAATATTGCGAATGATATATTCAAAGGTGAATGTCGAATCTTTAACGAAGCGAACATTCTTTCAGCAAATCTTGTAAATAAGCCCGATGATGAATACGAAAAAGTTGTTGAACTTCATTGGGAAGAAAATGATATTCTACATACAGAACATTTTGAATATATTCTCTCAGCAACTGGTACAGTACCAAATCTCGCATCACTCAATTTAGAAGCTACACCTTTAAAGTTTGAGAAGAAAAGACCAGTCTACAATCGTCAAACATTGCAATGCGAGAATCTAGATGGTTCTTCTTCAAATTTCTTTATTGCTGGAGACATTACGGGTGAAAGAATGATTCTACATGAGGCAATCTGGGAAGGACAGTTTGTTGGTAAAAATGTAGTGGAATCAATGAGGGATGGTTATATTGATTCTGCTCCGAATCTAGTGATGTCAAGAGAAATTAAAACAGCATTGGGTGTAATCTTCACTGATCCTCAAATATGTATGGTAGGCAAAACCTATTCAGAACTTACTGATGAACATGCAATTGGTAGAGTTGATTATACAAGACAAGGTCGTTCAAGAATTGAACTGAAGAATTATGGCGCACTTCACATCTATGGGAATCAAGAAACTCGCCAGATTGTTGGTTGTGAAATGTGTGGTCCTGCTGCTGAACATATTGGGCATCTGATTGCCTGGGCGATTGAAATGGGCTTGACAGTTGAGCAAGCCTTAGAAATGCCTTTTTATCATCCTGTGAAAGAAGAAGGTGTTCGTACTGCTTTACGTGATTTACAAAAAGAATTCAATGAACGACAAATCTGAAGAATATACTGATTACAATTCAGAAGTTGTTGATAAGATTGTTGAAAATGATCCGCAACTCAGTAAGATTGTTACACCTGTTGATGATTGGACTTACTGGGCCAAGTGGATTGGCAATTTCTTTCTAATTGTAGGGACACTTCTCACGAATCTAGAAATATATCCTTTCAACTATATTTTCACACTGATTGGTTTAAGTCTATGGGCAATTGTTGCTGCTCAATGGAATGACCGGTCACTTGTTGTACTCAATGTTTTTTTACTGGGAACAGTTTGTATGACTTTAGCTAATCACGTAAAACAATTCTTTTTGTGAACAGATACATGGTATATTCAGACATCAAAATTGTAGCAGAGCGGGTTCAAACCGAGAACATTGAATTTTATCAAATTGAAAATTTCCTCACCAAATATGAATGTGACAATTTGATTGAGATTATGAAACCGAAATTGACACCTTCAAAAATAGTTCAAAATTCGAATTCAAATGGATATCCAGATATAGTTAGCTCAGAGACACGAAGTAGTTCAACTTGTTATTTTTCAGACAAAAATGAATTACTTGTTTCAGTTGTTGAATCGAAAATGTCTCTAGTATCCGGAAATGATCCAAAGAAAAGTGAATCTCTACAAGGTCAACATTATACTGTAGGGCAAGAATTCAAGAGACATTTAGATACCTTTCCTTCAGGTGATGAGAACAATGCTCATCTGAGCAGAGGTGGTCAAAGAACTTGGACCTTCATGGTTTATTTGAATGATGTCGAATCTGGAGGTGAAACAGTATTTGATATGATTCCTCTGACTTTCATACCAAAAGCAGGAAAAGCAATTTTCTGGAATAACTTGACAATTGATTCAAAAGGTGATAAGATCGTTAACATCTATGCTTCGCACTGCGGCCTCCCTGTGGTCAGCGGTGAAAAATATATCCTCACTAAATGGTTTCGTGAATCTTATTTCAAATAATCAAGGATTATAATGTTTTACACAAACGTTGCTCTCATAGGCAATAATATGCATATGAGGTATATTGAAAACGGTGTGAGAAAACAAGGTAAATTTCGTTTCAGTCCCGAACTTTTCATCTCGCACCCGAACGGTGATTATGTCGATCTCAAAGGTAAACCCTATAAAAGCAAAACAGTCAAAAGTGTTTACGATGCTCGACAATATGTCAAAGATTATTCTGTTGATGGTAACACAATCTGCGGCAATCCTAAACCTGAATTTGAATTCATTGATAAGTTCTTCAAAGAAGATGTTTCATTCGATCAAGAATTGATCAACATTGTCTATCTTGATATTGAAGTTTTCACTGATGGTACCTTTCCTGATCCATCAGAATCAAAGTTTCCCATCAATGCGATTTCACTTCGAACAAGAGGCGTCACCTATGCCTTTGGTCTCACCTATGAAGGTTGTGGTGATTTTGTAAATGACCGTGATGATATTATTGTTCAGCTATATGATAACGAAGAAACTCTTCTCTCAAAGTTTATTCAACTCTGGACTGAGCTTGAGATCGATGTCATCTCTGGCTGGAACTCAACTACTTTTGACTTACCTTACATCTGTGGAAGAATTGAGAAAGTCTTAGGTGAAGACAGTATACGAAAACTCTCACCTTTTAACAATGTCTATGCTGGCACAAAACAAAACAGTTTCGGTCAGCGTGAGTTGTTCTATGTGATCAAAGGTATCTCTCAGTTAGATTATCTTGCTCTCTATAAAAAGTTCACCTTTGTCAATCGTGAAAGCTACAAGCTTGATTTCATTGCTGAAGTTGAGTTAGGTGACCATAAAGAAGATATCTCTGAGTTTGATAATCTGTTTGACTTGTATGAGAAAGACTTTCAACTGTTCATGGACTATAACATCAAAGATACTGAACTTGTTGAACGGCTTGATGATCGATTGAAGTTTATGGATATCGCATTGACTCTTGCCTATTTTTCAAAGGTCAACTATGAAGATATCTTCAGTCCGATGCGATACTGGGAAAACATCATTCAGAACTATTTGTATAGTGAAAAGATTGTTGTGCCTTATGAAAAGACTGTCAGTGAGAAAACAGCCAAGTTTGAAGGTGCTTATGTCAAGTCACCGATCACAGGTAAGCATGAGTTTATGGTATCCTTTGACTTCACTTCTCTGTATCCTTATATCATTCGCACATTCAATATCTCACCCGAGACAATTGAATATCAGAAGCCAATGACCATTGAGGATATTCTGAATCAGCAGAAAGATTTGTCTGAAGACTATCGTAAAGATGTTGCTGTTGCCGCAAACGGCGTTCGCTTCTCAAGGAATCGAACAGGTTTCATTCCGACTCTTGTCAAGAGAATGCTTGACCTGAGAGTTGATTCAAAAAAGGCAATGATTTCAACGAGACAAGAAATTGAAAGACTGAAAGAAACAGGTGAAAAGTCTCGCATTTCTGAACTCGAAAAGAAGGCTGTTGCTCTCTATAATATGCAGCTTGTTGCGAAAGTTGCCGCAAACTCCTTCTATGGTATTTGTGGTCTGAAATACTTCCGTTTCTATGACATTCGTCTAGCTGAAGCCGTCACCTATTCAGGTCAGGCAGTCAATCGTTTTGTTGAAAACTATTTGAACAATTATCTAAATGAAACATTCAAGACAGACAACCTTGACTATGCTGCCTATATGGATACCGATTCAATCTATTTTCGACTTGATGAGATTGTGAACAAGGTAATGCCAAACAAAAGTCGAGCAGAACAAAACAAGTTTGTTCAGAAAGTTGGCTACACAAAACTCTCTGAAAAGATTGACGAAGCTGTCGACAAGTTCAATAAATATCTGAACGTTCATGAAGAAGTTCTGAACATGAAGATTGAAGCAGTTGGTAGTGGTGTGTTCATCGCAAAGAAAAAATATGTGATGTCAATTGTTCACATGGAAGGTGTTGACTATGCTACACCAAAGATCAAGATGACCGGCGTCGAAGCAGTCAAATCATCAACACCCGCACCCGCAAGAGAAGCATTGACTGATTGTGCTAAGATTGTAGTTCAAGGCACAGAAGAAGAACTCATTGATTATGTTGCTGAATTTTCAAAGAAATGGTATTCACTCTCACCTGAAGAGATTGCCTTACCTACATCAATCAAAGGTATTCGCAAGTATCATCGTGGTGAAAATCAATATAAACTTGGATGTCCGATTCATGTAAGAGCAGGCATCAATTATAATTATTGGCTGAAAAGCCACAAACTGGAGAACTATTATTCTGATATCAAAGATGGCGCAAAAGTTAAGTATGTCTTTCTAAAAGACCAAAACTACACGAAAGAGAATGTGATTGCCTTTCCAAATCGTCTACCAAAAGAACTTGACCTACATGATAAAGTTGATTTTGATGCGATGTGGGAAAGAGCATTTATCTCACCTCTCAAGATTATGTTAGAGCCAATCAAATGGCACTATGAAAAAAGAGTAAATCTTATGTCACTTTTTAGCTGAGGTTATTATGTCAAAATTTTTCAAGAATTACGGTAAGATGATGGGAAATGAACTTGCGAGTATCGTAGGTGAAAAGGGAATGATTGGTGATTGTGAAGAGTTTCTTGATACAGGTTCTTATATGCTGAATGCAATCATGTCAGCAGATATCTTCAAAGGTATTCCGAAGAACAAAACGGTTGCGATTGCGTCTGATTCAGGTATCGGTAAGTCCTTCTTTTGTGTTTCGATTGCGAAAGAGTTTCAGAAAAATCATCCAGATGGCTATGTTGTCTACTATGAAACAGAGAATGCTTTCACAACAAAAATGTTTGAAGAAAGAGGTGTGGATACAAATCGTTTACTCTATGTGCCAATCGGTGTTGTTGAACAGTTTCGTCATGAAGCAACCAAGTTCGTCAAAGAATACAATGCGTTACCTGAAGAAGAACAAGTTCCTTTCATCATGATTCTTGATTCAATAGGTAATCTTTCAACTGAAAAAGAATATGAAGATGCCATTTCAGGTGCGAACAAAACAGATATGACAAAAGGCAGATTAGTCAAGTCAGCACTGAGAACATTGAAGATGGAGTTGTCAAAAGCAAACGCACCTCTCATCATGACAAATCATGTCTACTCCGAAATCGGCAGCATGTATCCTCAAGAAGTGATGACAGGTGGTAAAGGTCCGTTATTCCTATCCGATGTTGTTCTCTTCTTATCAAAACGAAAAGACAAAGATGGTACTGTTCAAGTCGGTAACTTCATTACAGCCAGAGCCAGAAAGTCTCGGTTCACTCGAGAAAACTCTGTTGTTGAAATCTATCTAAACTTTAAAACAGGAATCAACAAGTATCATGGCTTGGTTCCATTTGCGATCAAAGCTGGTGTGTTTCAAAAAGTAGGCGCAAGATACACTGTGCCCGATGGTCGTAAGTTATACGAAAAACAAATCATGGCAGATCCTGGAGAATTCTTCACTCAAGAAGTTCTTGAGAAGATCAATGCAGTCATTCATGAAGAATTTTCTTATGGTGAATTTGATCCTGAACTTGAGAAAGATATCTATGAAGAACCTTTAGATGATTTGCATGAAGACCTTGTGGAGACAGAAAATGAATGAAAATCTAACGATTGATCCAGAGTTGCTTCGCAAAGAAGCAACTGTAGATGTAGACAAACTTGCTTATCAAGTTGTTCGTGATAATGAAGACAAGCGACTGAATGTTCATATTGGCAATGGCTATTTCAAAAATTTCTTTTTCAAAATCAATCATTTACGCTTGACTTATTTGACAGATGATGGTATGATCAAGCCTGTAAGCTCATATGATGAAGTTGAAGAGAAAGATGTGACTCTTGATTTTGAATATGACCTAACATTTGTTCCGCCTGATTATGTAAATCAAGATGATGATCAAGAAGAATTTGAACATGTTGTTCGAAATATTGTTATCGACGTATTGATGAATCGCCAAGAACTCTACACAATGGAGAATAATGAACACCAAACTAATTCTGAATCAACTGATCAAGAATAAAAGTTATGTAAACAAGACGTTACCTTTTATCAAGAAAGAATACTTTGAAGATCCTCTGGATAAAGCAATTTTCAATTATATCAACACCTTCATTACAGAATACAATACTCTACCTTCTGATGATGTAATTGAATATTATGCTGGTCGTGATAACTCGCTTCGTGATGATGAACTCGAAGCGATGTCTGCGTTATGGAAAGAGGTCATGGATGTTGATACCGACAACATGACTGTTGATTGGCTCGTTGATATCACTGAAGAATGGTGTAAAGATCGAGCAATCTTTCTTGCTGTGAGTGAATCCATTTCAATCATCACAGATGAAAAGACAAAGAAAAGTAAAAATGAAATACCTGACCTACTCAAGGAAGCCCTCTCAGTATCCTTTGACACAAATGTAGGTCATGACTTTGTTCAAGATGCTTCTCTACGATATGATTATTACCACCGAAAAGAAGCTAAGATACCCTTTGACATTGAACTTCTGAACAAAATCACAAAAGGCGGCTTTACTCATGGCACATTGAATCTATTTCTTGGTGGTACAAACTCAGGTAAGACTTTGTTTATGTGTCACTTAGCCGCCTCTTATCTTCAGCAAGGTTACAATGTTCTCTATATCACTCTTGAGATTGCTGAAGAATTGATTGCTCAAAGAATTGACGCCAATCTAATGAACATGAAGATGGCAGATGTTTCAGGACTTACAAAGGATTCCTTTTTATCAAAGATTGACCGCATTCGTCAAAAGACAATTGGTGAACTTAAAATCAAACAGTATCCTCCTGCTTCTGTGAACATCAATCATTTCCGAGCATTGCTGAATGAATTGAGTTTGAAAAAGAATTTTACACCTGACGTCATCATTGTTGACTATCTAGGTATTTGTTTGTCTGCTCGAGTCAAGTCTGCTGAGAATTCATATAATTATTACAAGTCAGTAGCAGAAGAAATTCGTGGTCTTGCAGTTGAGCGACAAATACCAATCATCAGCAATCATCAGTTCAATCGTTCAGGTCAATACAACACGGATGTTGACCTTGAAAACATTTCAGAATCTCATGGTATTTCAATGACAGCCGATTTCATGGCAGCAATTATTGTGACTGAAGAGTTTCTTGAGCAAAAGAAGGTAATGATTAAACAATTGAAGAGTCGCTATAATGATCCAAGCTATTATTCAAAGTTCATGATTGGTATGGATCGTGAAAAAATGCGCCTATATAATTTAGAAGAAGATGAAATTGTTCAGACAACTACTACAAGAAGTGATGTAGTTTCAAAACCTGTTTCAAAAATTGATTTCTCATAGGAGAATATATGTATTTTGTTGGACAACCAAAATTTAATTATGACCCTAAAAATCATGTAAAACGAGGTCAGAATTGGGATGATGCTACAAGTATGAATGAAGATTTAATTTCATACTGGAATGATACTGTACCAGAGGATGCTCTTGTATTTGTTCTTGGTGAATTTCAAGATTCAAAAAATCCAAACATGCCCGGTTATTCGTACAAGGATTTAGTCTCTCGTTTGAATGGAAGGCTCTGTCATGTCTATCATCGAAAAGATGCCGAGCGAGAACATTCTGAGTATACTGAGCTTTGTGTTCTTGACACAATGATTCAATATGACCGTAAAACAATTCATATAACTAATTTTTTAGAACATATAAATAGAATAGAGTCAAATCTTGTAATTACCTCTTGTGGAAGATATCTCTTGAAAGAGAATAACAAGAGCATTCATTTTAGTATGCATGGCTCAACAATTTTTCAAAATAATATCATCAATCCCATTTATAATGTAAATCTTGATGAATGGGATTATAAACCGGTCAGTATTTCTGAAATACTTTCCCGATACAGCCTTTATCTAAAGCACAATGAAGAGTTATAACCAATTTTTAATAGATCATTTTCTTTCTGAAAAAAAGAAAGAAAAGAAAGAAGATGATTTCGATCTTGAATCTCTTTTCGATGATGAGGAGGAAAATGAAGAAGAAGAGGACACTGAAAGTTCTTCTGAAGATTCTGATAAGGATATGGATTCAGAGGAAACTGAGGAGGATTCTTCGAGTGATAATGACACTGAAACTGATTCTATGGATACGGAAAACGATTCAGAAGGAGAAGGAGAAGAGTTAGAACCAGATGAAGATGACGAAAAGAAAAAAGATGATGATAAGCTTGACCCTGATGATGAAAAACAGGTAACTCGTTCGAAAGATGATATTGAAAAAAAGGCAATTAAAAATGTCACTAAAGACACTGAAAACAATGACACGGATCAAGAAACAGATCCTGAAGATGTAGAAGATAAGATTGACGATGAGATTGAATATCTAGAGAAGGATAAAGAACGATCCGATAAACTTTCCTACAAAGATAAGAAAGAAGAAGAGGATCGTCAATCAAAAGAGAAAAAAGACAAGGAAGGAAATAAAACAAAAGTTGTCATCAATCCTAATATTACAGAACATATAAATCATTGGATAAGGTAAAAGAAAATGCCATCATCAAACGATAGAAAAATTTCACAATTACCACTTCTCACTGAGATCAAAGAGGATACAACCTTTCTTGTTGTAAGTGACGTAGGCACAACGCCTAAAAATGAAAGAATGTTTGCTAAAACTTTTTTCCAACAGATTCCCTCTTCTATATCAGTCGGTCAAGAACTTGATGGTAGAGATGTAACATTTAATTCCACTCTCAACGCAACAAATCGTTTTCATTTCGACAGCATAACAGGTGATGTTTCAATTGGACATAATCTGAATGTAGCAAACAACGTGTCGATTGAAAATGATCTGTACTGCTCGGGGAATGTATATTTCGATTCATTCACACCAAATTTTGCAAATCTTGAAATTGACGGAGATTTCTTGTGTGGTGGGCAAATAGGTGTTGGTAATACACTTACTGTATTGGGTGAAACAAATCTTCAACAACATGTTCATATTTGGAATGATGTTCATATTGACCAAGATTTATATGTGACAGAACTTTCAAGTCTTGATAAAATAAAGAATAATTATTTCGAAGGTTTACACGCAAATATTGTTCAAGCAAATATCACAACTCTTCAAGCTACACATCTTGAATCTTCAACAGCCAGTTTAAACAAATTACATGTAGAAACTTCTTATACTTCGAATGGTTCGATTCAAATTCAAGGCAATTTGTGGGCACAAATCGGAACCTTTAGTGGTGTAAACATTACTCAAGATGCTACAGTAAATCGTGTGCTGTATACTAAAGACATTGTATCCTCAACATTTGTTGATACACCATATGTTCATACTCAAAATGTAAAATCAATTCATGTTGAAACATATACTCTTGCTGCTACGAATCAACTCACATCTCCTGTTGGTAACTTCACAAACCTTTTATCACAAAGTGTAACTTCATCAGCAGTTTCTACGGATGTAATCACTACAGAACACATCAAATCAAATACAACAGACTTTGGTTATTTTTCAACTAAAGAATTTGATGCAAATAATATTACAGCAAATACGGTCACAACTGACCTTTCAGTTGCAGATTTGATGCAGACAAAAATTTATACAACTCGTCCTGATGGAAATTTATACCCTGAAGGAACTATGATTCTTTTCCATGATTCAAATGCAGATAATTTAACGCTTGAAGTTCTTTATCGAAATACTAGCGGAACAAAACAATGGAAAACAGTCTATCTAGGAAATGTAGTTCCGATATAACATGAAAATATATGCTTATAATAACTGAGGAAAATTTTTATCAGTTTGCGCTTTTTAGTTTAAAATCAAAATATTTATCAGAAGCAGAATTTAAGTCATTACTTAAACATATAACTTATATAAAAAGACTGCTAAAAAAATATAAAGATAATCCTAAAAATATCAACATAAATTTACTGATAAATCATTTTATCATTATATTCAATGAATTTGAAATGGAAATGGCAAACGTATTGTTGTTTTATCAAATTAATGAATTGTATTATCCTCAGTTAAAAACAGCTTTGGTAGTTTTGAATAAACTTAAAAATGATGAAACATTTGAATTTAATTATAAAAAAATTGAAGTTATAAAAATACAAAAAGATTTTGCTTTAGAACAAATTTTAAGAAAGATTATATAAATGTCCTTTTCAAAATACAGTTTTCGAAATTTACTTGACGAATTCACAAAAGTAGAAGAAGACAGTGATGGAGCGCCTTTAACTACAACGAGTGTTGGTTTACCTCAAACAGGTGATGATGCCTTTATTGGTAAAACTTATTCGAATCTTGAAGGTGCTACAAAAGGATATGCTTATGACCATTCTTCAAAGAAAAAGAAGAAATGGAAATTAGGTAAATCATTTATGGATCATATACTGAAGAGAGGTAGTATTGCTGAAGAAGCTGAATCACCAATTGATTTTGCTCTTGAGATCAATGCGAAAAAATTAGGAGAACTTTTCGGTGAATCTGTATATGATTTTGGTTCAAAAAAGTATACTGTAAAATATTATCGTAAAGGTGAACAGTATGCTTTTGGTAAAATGTTCTTTGTAGGAAGTGAATCATTCGCAATGAGATTCAATAAAATCAAAGGGTCAAAAAACGAGGTAGACAGTATCTCCTTTTGGAGTAATTACTCTACAGAAATCATCAACGATGACCTGAATTTTAGCACAACGCCTGATTCTGATGTGGTCACAGAAGGTCTCAGTCTTGACAAGTGCTTTTTAATTGCGAAGCAGATTTATAAAAATCAAAAACCCAAACTTCTGAAAATCGAAAATATCAAAATCGAAAAGAAAGGAAAACCAGCAAACAAAGAATTTGAGAAAGAACTCAGCGCAAAAGGAAAAAGTGCAATTAGTTTTGCGGAATTACTTGACTTTGCCCAGGAAAACGGGTATAATGTAACTGAGCCCTCTGACGGTTCTCTGAACATCAACCTCGTAGTTCCGATGAAGATGGTCAAGAAAGAGCATGTGATTCCTCATGAAGTCGAATATCGCAAATCAATGGAGACTGATAAGTTTGTTGTTGATGGTAAGCTTCGATTGACATCTGTCAACATTCAAAACTTTGTCTCAAACACTCAATATGCGGAGGAGCTTCTTGAATTTTTCAGAAGTTTATTTAAAGACAATCTAATCAACAAGTTATCCTTTGAAGCAATTGTGTTTGCTTCAAAGATTCGAGAAAGTAAACATCCAAATTGGTTGAAAATTTTAGTCCCGAAAGCCTAGATTATGAAAAAAGTTAGTGCTGGTGTAGTGATTACGAATGGAAAAGTTGTTCTTGGTGTCAAATCTTATAAGTGGGATTTACCAAAAGGAGAGATTGAGCCAGGAGAAAAACCAATTGATGCTGCGGTCCGAGAAGTTGAAGAAGAAACAGGACTCAAGCTGAACAAAAAAGACCTAACAGAATTAGGATTTTTTGACTATACAAGAAACAAAGATTTATGGCTTTATTTGTATGTTCCTAAAGAATTACCAGACACTTCAAAGATGAAGTGTTCAACATACTTCAAAGATGAAGATGGTAATCAAACATTAGAAGTTGAGGGATATCGTTATATTAACTTTCGTTACTTAGAGCGGTTTTATTATCGTTCAATCGTAAAGGTTTTAAGGCAAGTTGAAGAACTTCCAGTTTTTACTCATTACTTTCACGGAGACTAAGATGAATCATTTTACTGCTTTATTGAATGTTCTCGAAGCTGTTGACTTTGATAAAAAAATGTCAAAAGCTTTTTTTGAAAACTATCTTCACGAATACTTATCACTTTCACATACTCAAAAAGATCCTATTTCTGAGCAAGATTTTGACACGATGAAAGAAGTAGCAATTGCTTGTGGACTCCAACCTCAAGAGTTTGAATCAATTGTTAACGAAGCAGATGGAGATGAAAAGGATGATGAAAAAGAAGATAAATATGACAGACAGATAAACAATGTGGTTGAGCATCCACCGGGAGTATACGCATTCAATCATTTCTTGAATAAGTGGTACTCAGATCCAGACACCGAGCCAACCATTACAACACCAGGATATGCCCATTAAGAAGAAAATGGAATCAAAAGCTTTTCGGCAAATCAATGAAGATATTGCGAAACTAATCAATTCAAAACCTAAAGCGATTGTTTGCAAGAAGCCGAGAAAACTACCTGTATTTGAAAGAGTAAATGATGATGTACCTTATCTAACTGAAGAGAAGTTAGAAGAAGCATACATGTCGAAAAATTTGTCACTCAAGACAAAGAAACTATTAGAATGGCTTGTTGTTCGTGAAAATGTTGAAATCGCAGAAAATTATTTTCAGAGCAACCGTGCTAAGTTCGAAGAAATTTCCTTCCTCCTTGAAACTGAAAAAGTTAACTTTACAACATTCATCAGGAAATTATTAGAAAAACATGAACAAGCGATCTCTAACTGAGAACAAATCAATTCAAAAAGAGTTCATCTTTCGTCTATCTAACTCACTTCGAAATTTTAAATGGAAAGCAAACGGAGCAAACTTCTCCTGTCCTGTTTGTGGTGATAGCCAAAGAAATGAAACAAAAGCCCGAGGTTATCTTTTTGAAAAAGAAAATCTCTATCAATATTTTTGTCACAATTGTTCTTTCAGTGCTAAATTCTCTTTCTTCTTAAAAACTATAAATCCTGTTTTACATACAGAATATCTAAAAGAACTATTTTTAGATTCTCGTCGAGAAGAAAAGATTATGAAGCCGCACAATCTTAAAGCAAAACCCATACCTTCTGATAACGTCAGTGCTTCAAAAATTGTTGATGCTCTTTCGATTGAGCAATTATCAAATTCACATGAAGCAAAGGCCTATGTTCTTCGTCGACAGATACCAGAGAAGTATCATAAGAAATTATTTTATGTAGAAAACTTTGGTAACTGGGTTCGTCAGTATTATGATCCAAATTATGCTGGTGGTAACGATGAAAGAATCATTATACCTTTTTATAATGGTAGAAAAAAGCTTGTAGCCTTTCAAGGCAGAGCATTGTCAGGTAACACAAAACTTCGTTACATTACAATCAAGCTCAACGAAAAAGCTCCAAAGATTTTCAATTATGATCAAATTGACACTTCAAGAAAAATCTATATTGTTGAAGGTCCGATTGATGCGATGTTTCTACCAAATGCAATTGCAATTGCCGGTTCAGATGTTTCAAAAACTTTAGATAAACTTAACTTTGATTTTGTTTTTGTTGCTGACCGTGAACCTCGCAATCCTGAAATCATCAAAAAAATTGCGAACATGATTGACCGCAAATATAAAGTTGCTCTGCTTCCTGATTCGATGCCGGGAAAAGATATAAATGAATATATACTAAATGGGTATACAGCATCTCAAATTGTTTCAATGATTGATCGATTTACCTTTGAAGGACTTCAAGCAACCTTTCAACTCAAAATGTGGCAGAAGATATGACACCAATGGACATCGCTAAAATTTATTTCATTGATGAGAAGATTGAAGAGATTCGATCTCACACAACTGAATATAATTCAAGAAATTATGATGACGACCTGAAAGAATACTATGATGAATTTGTTGAACCTTTGGCAGAGTATTATGACTGTTCTTATTCATCATCTTATGAGTATCTAAAGGCATTGGTTCATTACTCTTTGGATCATTCACCCTCACATAAAATTGCTGAAAAGTTTATTTCAATTCTTCACAATACTCGTTCTTTATTTGAAGACTTTGGTATTCTAACTATTCAAGAAAATCAGCATCTTATGAAACATTTTCTCTTCACACAAATTGAAGACTTCAATGAGGATACAGATAAATGGTCTCCCAATGATCAACGCATTCGTTTTGATGTTCGAACAGTGAAATCGAATTGAGTATGAAGACCAAAAATTGCTAAATAGAGATACGCTTTCAAAACATTTTATTGGATAAATTATGGCTTTTCCCGGAATCAGTTCTTTCAAATCAACATATTCGGATACGAAAAAAATTGAAATTATGACAACTGCAGAAAGCATTCTTATACAGGATGTAGATCTTCTGGAAGATTTTTCAGGTATGATTTTGATCAAAAACGCAACAGGCAAAAAACTGATGTGTATCACACGGGAATCCATCATTGGAGTCCGCTTTCTTAATGACACTACAAGTATGGTATAAAATGGCAGTTGCAAGTTATAATAGTTTTAAAAGTCAATTTAGTTCTGAATTGAGTTCAAATCCAAAAATTGAAATCATGACTATGGATGGTGGTCATATTATTCAAGATCATACTTTACAAGTTGAAAATAAAACTGACCATTTATTGATTTGGAATGTAAACAAAACAAAGAAGATTATGGTTTTGTATGAAGACCATATCGTTGGTTACAAATTGAGATAAATCCCTAAAATTCAAACACTTTTTCTAAAATGATCAATCATTTCGATGCATTTCTACACTCTTTTTTTCACAATTTAGCCGGAGTCCTTTCATGAGTGCCCAGATTTTGACAATGCCTCAAACGGAGAATCGATATCATGATTTAGAAATACATGAAGAAAGAAATGAACTTTTTTCTGAGATGGCTGTAAAGATGCTCAGTCAATTTTATTGTAATGATAATGAAACTCCACAACAGGCTTTTGCCAGAACAGCACTTTGTTTTTCAGCAGGTGACTTAGAATTAGCACAGCGGCTATATGATGCGGTTTCAAAAGGTTGGTTCATGTTTGCCTCACCGGTTCTTTCCAACTCCGTCCTTCCTGGAGTTTCACCAAAGGCAATGCCAATCTCTTGTTTCCTTCTTGACATACAAGACAACTTAGAATCAATCATTGACCACTCAACAGAAGTTCGGTGGCTATCTATCAAAGGAGGAGGAGTCGGAGCTAACTGGTCCAAAGTCCGATCTGTCTCAAATAAAGCACCAGGACCCATGCCATTTCTACACACGATTGATGCCGACATGATTGCCTATCGTCAAGGTAAAACCCGTAAAGGTTCACTGTGCGCTTTCTTGGACATCTCACACCCTGATATTATGGAATTCATTCACATGAGAGTTCCGACAGGAGATGTGAATCGTAAAAATCTCAATCTTCATCATTCAATCAACATTCCTGATGAATTCATGAGAGCAGTTGAACGAGATGAAATGTGGGACTTGATTGATCCAAATGATGAAACAGTTCGTGATACCATTCGTGCTCGAGAGTTATGGGAAACATTGCTTGAGATTCGTTTCCGCACTGGTGAGCCATGCATTCATTTCATCACAGAGTCCAATCGTCAGCTACCTCAAGCACTGAAGGATCAAGGTCTGAGAATCAACAGTTCAAATCTCTGTCAAGAAATCACTCTTCCCACAAATGAAGAGCGAACAGCCGTGTGTTGTTTGTCTTCATTGAATCTTGACAAGTTTGATGAATGGAAATATTCAACACTTGTTGAAGATATGATCACCATGCTTGATAATGTTCTTCAATTCTTTATTGACCACGCACCGAACGAATTGTCAAAAGCAAAGTATTCTGCGACAAGAGAAAGGTCACTTGGTCTTGGAGCGATGGGCTTTCATTCATGGCTTCAAAAGAACAACATTGCTTGGGAGAGTGAAGAAGCACGTCTTGAGAATGAAAAATTGTTCAGTCATATTGACAGTCGAGCAAAAGAGCAGACAATACGATTGGGTCATGAAAAGGGAGAGTATCTGGATGGAATTGGCACAGGAAGACGCAATGCTCATCTGACCGCCATCGCACCAAATGCTAACTCTGGAATGCTCTTAGGTGTCTCACCATCAATCGAACCATACAACGCCAATACTTTCACACAACGTTCAAGAATTGGCTCATATTTAATCAAAAATCCATATCTCGCAAAAGTTCTCGAAGCTCATGGCAAGAACAATGATGCGACTTGGTCAAACATCATGTTGAATCGTGGTTCAGTTCAACATCTCAAGTTTCTCACAGAACATGAGAAAAATGTCTACAAGACCGCAATGGAAATTGACCAGACAACAGTAGTTCAACATGCTGCGGATCGGCAGAAATATATCGAACAGGGTCAATCAGTGAATCTATTCTTTCCCGCAAAACAAGATAAAGCTGAAATGAGCAAAGTTCATTATCTTGCCTGGAAGAATAAGTTGAAAACTCTTTATTATCTGCGAACAGAAGCAGAGCATCGAGTTGAGAATGTTTCAGAAAAAGTGGAGCGGGATGCTCTACGAGATTACATGGATAAACCAAAAGAAGAAGAGGAGTGTTTAAATTGTCAAGGCTGATTGATATCTCTCAATATCATAATCAAGGAAGTGTCGAAGGTTACGTTGTAGATACGAAACGAGAACAACTAGGAAATTTTTTCACCTCAAATGGTATATCAAAAGAAGTTGCGAACAAGTATCTACACAAGTTTCGTAATATTGCTATTCTTAAGAATATGCAAGTGAGTCAAAAAGGAAAGGGTATCGGAAGAAAACTTTTTGATCAATTCATCGATCAAGCATATGACGAAGGTGCAGAGGCAATTTTTCTGGTTGCTGATGTGAGTGAGAAAAATGACTTCGATCTGATTCAATGGTATGAGAGGTATGGCTTTGAGAAAATCGCAAAAACTTCAAACTCAGACTATCTCATGCTCCTTCATGAAGAGTAGTCTGGGTAGTCTCAGAATCGTCACCAGCGGTATTTTATCAGAAAGGTATAGACAAACATATGGAAGTAAAAATTTACAGCAAAACAGGTTGTAGCTATTGCGTGAAAGCAAAAGAATTTTTCAAGAATCATCGCATCGACTTTGTAGAAATTCTGCTTGATGATTATCAAGAACGCATGGACTTTTATCAGAGAGTTTCAAATGGTGTTCAAGTGACTTCCGTGCCACAGATTTTTATTGATGACAAGCACATCGGAGGATACACTAACCTGATCTCTCAGGAAGATTTGATTCTGAAAAAAAAGTTCGGTGGGCTAGAGGTCTCATCCGTGACTTACAAGCCCTTTCGATATGAGTGGGCTGTAGAGATGGCTCAGAATCATGAAAAGATTCATTGGATTCCAGAGGAGGTTTCTCTTGAAGATGATGTTCATGATTGGAAATCAAAGAAACTCTCACAAGGTGAGAAAGATTTCATTCGTAGTGTATTGACATTGTTTGTTCAAAGTGATGTCAATGTAGGTGAAAACTATATCAATTACTATCTAAAGATTTTTAAGAACAATGAAGTTCGCAAAATGCTGGCAAGCTTTGCTGCGAGAGAATTCATTCATCAGGAAGCCTATGCGTTGTTCAATGATACAATTGGATTTCCTGAAAGTGATTACAGCGCCTTCTTAGATATCGAACAAATGAGAGACAAGCATGACTTCATGCTTGACATTGATATTCATTCGAAAGAAGGAATTGGTTTATCAATTGCAAAGTCCGTCATCAACGAAGGTCTTGTATTGTTCAGTTCATTTGCCATGTTGTTGAATTTTCAACGATTTGGTAAACTCAAAGGTTTTGGCAAAATCAACGAATGGTCTATTCGTGACGAAAATCTTCATGCTCATGGAATGGCAAAACTCTTTCGAACTTATTGTAATGAAAATCCACGAATTGTCAATGATGATTTCAAGAAAAAGATTTACAGTATGGTTCGCACCGCTGTGAAATTAGAGGATATCTTCATTGAAAGAGCCTTTGGCTTTTCTGAAATGGAAGGTTTGACACAAGAAGAAATGAAGATGTATATTCGTTACATGGCAGATCGACGTTTGATTCAGTTAGGAATGAAAGGTAATTATAAGGTCAAAGAAAATCCATTATCTTGGCTTGACTTTATTCTCAACGCACCAGACCATACCAACTTTTTTGAGAATCGAGTTACAGAATATAGTGTTGGTGGTCTGACAGGCAAGTTCAATTATGACTTTATCGAAGAGGTCGCATGACACATTTCTTAGTTAAGCTTGATCGAAAGGTCAAGCTAGTATTTCTACTTTACTTTTTCTTTGCGGGCTTTTGGACATTAAACGGATTTGATAAATTCTTCAATGGAGAATTTCGGCATGATACAAATCCAAATGTAGCAAAGTTTGCTATTCTTGATGCGGAAACAGGTGAGTTAGAATATCGAATTCACAAGTATCGAGTACATGGACTTTTTGGCGTGAATCGTGATGAAGCATTTCGAGAATACTTTTCTCAGTTAGGTTTATCCTATGAGGTCTCTCAGTATGCTCTCTACACAATTAGCTATATTGAAATTGTTCTTGGGTTGGTCTTTCTTTATATTTTCTTGAGGTCAATTCTCGGAATCAAGAACGAATATTCAAAACGAACTTTGTATGGTACAAGAACTCTTCATCGTTTGGCATTCAAAGTTTCAACTCTACTGTTCACAGCATTTGTCATGTTTGACAATCTCACTGGTGATAGATTTGAGAACCTGGAGCATTCGATTTTCTTCTTGTTGTTGCTCTTTACATACTATCTGTTTTTACAAGCAGAAAAGATTGAGAAGGTTGAATATGACCAGCTGATCAAGGGTTGGGAGGGTGAGAAGAATCGCCGTTCAAATTCTGTTCAATATGCTGGTGTTGATCGACGTGCCGCAAGAAAATTAGATCATGCCAAAGAACTTCATTGATTACGTCAGCCTCTCGGAATCCCACCATAAAAACGCTTGTGACCAGTCGGAAAAGGAGGTCGGATTGGTTCACGATAAATTGTTTTTGGAAAAATCGGTTCTGTACAACAATTCGTATAGGCATTCTTCAGTATACGATTAATACGAGGTGATCCTTTCGGAGATGGTTGCTGTTGAGCTTTCAACGAAAACGCAATCATCTCCTCAATTCTTTTCTGTTCTGTTCTTCTGTCAGCATCACTCATACCCATCAATACAAACGCACTGAGAATAATAATAAGTTTTTTCATTTTGATTCTTTGTGTTGAATCCATCTTTTATCTTTTTCAACAATTTCTTTGAGTATAAACAGAATTACTCCTGTTCCAATAAAATGCATAATTATAAGTGCTATGGTTTCAACCATCGTATCTCCTAGTAGTGTCCGTGGTCACGAATAAATTCATATTCTAAATCAATTTGAATATCTTCAAGAGTGATGTCAAGGCTTGTGAGAGCATCCTTTGCTTCACGAATCGCCTTACCTAAATCTGCTCTGTCTTTTCCATTCGACATTTTCTCATAAATTTCAATCGCAAGCTTAAATGTTTCAGGTGCTGACTTTATTTCCGCGAGAATTTCTGTGATTTCTTTTTTGTCCATTGGGTGCTTTCTTGAATTGCACGTTTTGCCCAGATAGGCAAATCTTTGAATTTATAAGATGTCATACCAATTTGTTCCTCAGGGTCAATCTCATTTGAACTAATCATTTTTACTCCTATTTTAGATTGAATTCGTTTCGTTTAAAACTACCATAATTACCATACATTTCAACTTTACCATCTTCATTAAAAATCTTTGAGACATCATCCTCACGGAACTCTTGTATGATTGTGTTACCAATTGGCACCTGTACATACAAGCCCTTTTCATCCCAGAAATAATAGTATGAGGCAGAGCCATTCTCTGCCTTACCGCTAGTGATTTTACCATCACGCACAATCCATGTCTGAACAATTGTACCATAATCTGAAACATAAGATACTTTAAGGTTTGAACCAACCAAATTATCAACTGAGCGTGAAAACTTATTTCTTGCTTCTTCTGTGCAACCAACTAAAAATAATAAACTAATCAATAAAAATTTTTTCATTGTCTACCTAAAAATATTTGATGTTCTGGCGCATAATAAAAAAACCACATTGAACCATAAAAACAAAAATATAAAAATAAAAACAAAACGAAATACATCCATTGTTGCATTATTAAATCCAAATGGTAGATTTCTTTTCACTTACCATTTTCTCACACATCTGAGATACATAAGTGAACTCTTGATTGACTGGCATGTTTGCCGAACTTTGATCATACCAAAAATTTCTGAATTGATCAAAGCTAAATTTTTTCTGATAAAACGAACCAACACACTCAATCATGTTGACCATTCGAATTTTTGAATCAAAATCAATTACTTTATCTGGATTGTATAACAATTCAAAGAAGGCACTCCTCTCTTCAGTTGACCAACCAGCATAGGCTACTGAAGCAAACAGCAACATCATTGTTGCTGCCATAAATTTTTTCATAGATTTTCTCCGTTTACTTTAAATCCTAATGGATGCGAGGCATCCATAAAGAAAAGTAGATATAAAAAAAATCCCACAGCATAAGCCAATGAAGTGAATATAAAAATTCTACCAAGCCAATAATAAACTTTCTTGAGTGAATTGTTTTCTTCCATTACATTGAAGTGCTGAAGAAGTTATAAAAATAAAAAAACAAAGCCGACAATTCAATTACCCACATATAAACCTTTATTTAACATAAATTGTATATTCAATTGGCTTCATCTCGTAAATTTTTGTATTATCTTTGATGTAGCCATACAAATCAGTTTTATAAACTAATGTAATATCTGAAGTATTATCTGGGTTTACATTGGCTTTCTCTAAAAACATATCACTCTTATTTACAGTGTAGGCAAAAAAGCCTGTTGAAGTTGAAGTGAAGTTATCTAGAGAAGGTGTAACCCCTGTTTGATTCATGGTATAATCAGTTGAACCCATTACATAAAATGTCAATGAAGGCATTGCGCCAAGTGCCCAGTTGACTGCGGTGACATTGGCAGATGCTTCATCAAACATCGCAATTTTGAAATCATCGTCAGTTGCTGGTTCGGTTGTGGTTGTCCCGCCAGAACTTGAACTGTCTGATGTTGACGACGTGTTCGTTGTGTTTGTGACTTCCGTCGTGGTTGTTGTGGTGATATTCGTGTAGTTATCAATCTTCTCTACAATCTCCGTGTAAGAATGATTGTCACGAATTTCTGTTGTTTCTTTCTCAGTTTCCTTTTCAGGCATCATGTCTCGACATCCAATCAAGGCAACCGTTGCCAATCCTAAAACCATAAGTTTAAACATATGTTATCCTTCTTTGAGTGTTTTTTTCCAGCTATTTGTGTGATTCTGTCCCTCCCAATCAAGACCTCCAATGTACTTCAATAAAATCTTCTTGATCTTATCTCGACTTGGTCCCTCTTCAATAGCATTATCTTTTTGTAAAACCTTCACTACTTTTTCACCAATCTCAAACTGAATTCTTTCATAAGATGCTTTGATTGGATAAGCTTGAGAATAGGGTGAGGGATTACCCACATCAGGTGTTGCTTCTCCGTACAGCCTTTCAAGACAATAAGCCAAATTCTTTTCGTCATTTTCTTGACTCAAATTTCTCTTGAGCATCCTGAGTACATGGGCATAAGGATGCCACTCCATGATCACCTTTTCGATTAGACCGTGATATTTTTTATCAAGCCGTTCATCCTCAATATAAACATATGTGGCGTCTGCGATTTTTGTTTTGATTGAAATCAAGACTTCTTTGTCTTGAAAACTTCTCTTAATAATATCTGCCCAAGACTGTTGAAGTTCTTTCGGTATGTCATGGTCAAATGATTCAAAGAAAGGATTGTTTTCAGCTTTGTCATCGAAGACATCCATATGACGAGCATCTTTTGTAAAAGCTTTTATAAAAACTTTCGCATTTGGTTTGAAATCAATAAGTGCCTTAATCAGATCAGGTTTCTTCGCAACAATCTCTACCATTGTTTCGTTTCCGATCTTCAATCCTGTCTTGTGTAATTCTTGACGAATAACTTTTGGTGGCTTACGAACGGCATTTACCATTGCTGCGAGAATTTCTTTTTGACTTACATCCACAAGATACTTCGCATTCTTAAAGGTATCCATCAGAATATCTCGTTGTATAACCGGCGGTAACTTTACTTTCATAGGATGTTTGCTCAAAAGATTTCCTGAATCACCCTTATAATTTGTCAGTAATACATCTTTGACGGCATCTCCTTTTACGCCAAGCTCTGCAAGCATGTGTTCAGTTACCTTGTCGCCACCAAGTTTGTTGATTTTACCTGTTGTGATTAACTTCTTTGCTTTACCTGACTCTGCCATTTCTTGTTTCAGCGGTCCGAAATTATAGTCTTTGTTCGGTATGGCATCAAGTGTTTTCCATCCGTAACGTGATTTACCCGTGAAGAACACACACTGAGTTCTTTCCGCAGGATGAATGATACCTTTGTTATCTGGATCACAAACTGAATCATAGAAGAATTTCTTACCAGCACCTCTTGTCCAAAGTAATGCCCAGAGAGTAGCCTTTGGTTCATATTTCTTGAATGTTTCATAAGATGCATTTCGTCCAGCAAGTGCTTCAACATTATTCCAATTCGATTCAGCATAAACAAATGAAATTACTCTTGTAATATTCCATAACATGCCCGCATAAGATTTCTCTCGAGCACCCTTTTGTGCTTGAGCAATTGCTGAAGAAATGATTCTTGGAAAGATTTTAGCATCTTTGTTTGACCATTTCTTTTTCATCTGAATCAACACATCATGTGTCAAATCTTTGATATCTCGTTGATACTTAGCACCATCATAATCATCAGTCAAATTGAGATGTTTGCCTTTAGGCAATCGTTGAATGAGTCCAATCCAAGGCATGTCACCCGCAAAAGGCACATCAAATTCTTTTGCATCATCATCTGTTTCTTCATAAGCATAAACAATCGGATAAGTATAAATGCCGTTTGGTGTGTTATATTTTGATTTCGTATTCAAACCAATCTGAACAGTTTCATCTGCTGTATCTGTAAAAGCATTTGCATTCTTGACAAAAGAAATGAACATGTCTCCTCGCTTACGATAAGGAGATAACTTCTTGACTGGATTCTCTTTTGGATTTTTCTCTGGATTTCTTCTTGCTTCAACAAGAAATTGATTGAATGATTTCATCCTTCTTTCTTTTGAATTTCTTTTAGATAATCTTTCAACACACTCTTACTCGCATCGAGTGTAGCATAACGCAAAACTTTAGTTGGAAAGTTGAATTGCTTACGATAGGCGTCAACATCTTCTCCCTTATTTAAAGCACTCGTAGCAATAAACGCATAAACAATTTCAAAATTACCAACTACAATCTCATCGTAAGTGTCTTGTTTTGTTTTTGTTCGCATTCTTTTTGCTTGAACTTTAGGCCAAGATAAAATATATTCAGTGAAAGCCTTTTTCCATTCAGGCTTGCTAGCGATAATTCTTTCTGCTCCGATTACATACTTTCGTATATATTGTTGTTTGACTGAGCCAGGTATGTCATATGGACGAAGAGTTTCCCAGCGTTGTTCACCTTTAGTCTTAGGAGCAACTCGTTTATCTTCATATTCTTTTTTCAAAGTTTCAATCATATCTCTTTTCATATCAACTAATTCTTGTGTCATGTTTTCATAATTTTTGATGAGCGCCATGAACTTAGCATTACTTTCTTTATTCCAATTTCGTATACCGCTACGAAAAACGGTAGCTGGCCGAAGACCACCATTTGTTGTGATATCTAACAAACGTTTACCCTGTTTATCAACTTTACTCCATAAATCTTTTTGTAGACCAGCAACTGCTTGACCTTTGACAACCGCAATAATTCCACCATTACTGTCAGACCAGATTCCTGATGTCATATCACCATACGGATCAACTGTATAAGCTGAGATTTGTTTTGTTCTTTTTTTCTGAATCTTTACAAGATTTTTAAGACCTTGAGAACCTGTTGAGTGACAGGCGAGTAATTGTATCTCTCCCGAAACTCTCTCAATAAATCTTGAGTTGAGTGGTAACTGAAAGGATCGATCTGTTTGTTTTTGAAAAACATATTGATTTCGTTCTTTCTTAAACCCCTCAGACCTTATATCGTCTTCATCATCTTCATCATAACTTTTACTTTCTTTACCATACATATCTGAAGTCATGAGTAAGTCAGCATCATAGAAGAGATGGTCAAACAATGACCTTTGCCATTGAACTTGTTCAGATAAGAATTCTGTAAATTCAGTGTATGTTTTCATGGTGCGAAACCCCACTCTGCTAAACTGTCACCTGAGGTGAAGATTTGACTTGCCTTAACTTTCTTTGAGAGTATTCTATATTTATTTCTTAGATGATCTTTACCATGTTCTTTTGCATAGTTTCTCACAATTGTCACCCAATCACCAGGATTGATCTCTGAAATGTTTTCTACCTTCTTGTCACTCTTCTTCACCTTCTCTTCTTCATTCCCCAACCATTCATAATACTTTTTCTTACCCATTTTATGAAATTCAGATTCAAATGCGGGATAGGGCTTGGCTCTCTTCAACCATAGTGCCTGAGCTTTCTGGAGGTCTGCCAGCAGGTCTTCTTTGGTCTGTTGATATGGAACAGCACGATAGATGGTAATCAATTTATTTGGCTTATTTCGGTATCCGTTGACAATCAGAGCAGCATCTTTCTCATTCTGAGCATACTCATGCCAGCGGTCATAGTAGTCTTTAGGATATACTTCATTGTGTGTCATGTCATGAAGAGGTGCTCCTTCTTTGCCAGCAGATTGATGCTCACCTTTGTAGTCTTCTGAAATGTTTTTC